CTGAGAACGGTCAGCAGCACATGGCCTGATAATTCCGATTCGCTACGGTCCGCCGGGATCAGACTCCAATGAGCGTTCGGGGGCCCGTGATTATCCACGTTGTCTCTGCGCTCCATATCATTCAAGCTCTCGCACTGTTTCTCGGACAGGAGGCGGCCCGGGCGACTCCGATTGCCGGGCTGGCGACGTGGGTTCCGATCCCGTGGCTCATCGGCATCTTGTTCCTCGCGGCGGCGGTCGGGGCCTCCTATCTCTTTCTCGCTCGGCGGGGATCATTGTGGTTTGCAGGAAGCGCTCCTGATCCTCGCGGCCTTCGGGGGACTCAAAGCCGCATGGTTCGGAGAATATCTGGACGGGACGGTGATCCCTCGGCTCCATATTCTCGCTGACCAAGTTGTCTATGCCATGTTAGCCATCGGGCACGCTTGGGCAATCGTGCAGGAGAAAGCCCGATGCCACGAGTGTCCACCTGGCGGATGATATGGTTGAGATAGCCGCCCTTATCTTGGCTATCGTGGGCCCCTTCTTCACGGCATGGTTTGCCTACAAAGCCGCAGACCGCCGGAGTCAGAGTCGCTTTACGCACTTGGAGACGAACGACATGGTCCACCTCCGCGCCCGGCTCGATGGGATCGAAGAACGGCTCGGGCGGATTGAGACGTGGGTGTTCGAGCACCAGCGGAACCACCCCCAATGAATAATCAGCTGCCGAAATCCAATGGAGTGTACCGCTGGATCGCGGGTATTCTAGCCGCGCTCGCCACGGCGGGTCTCAGCTATGTGGCGTCGGATAACCGTGCCAGGATTCAGGAACTCAGCACGGAAATCAGGCGAGTGTCTGCGATTCAGTCTCAACGCGGCGAGCGGATTACAGCGGTCGAGACCCAGCTTCTGGGGATTCATCCGAGGCTTGACAAGATTGAGGCGAAGCTCGACGACGTGCTCGCTCGGCTCCGGCGGTAATAGCTTTGGTAGAACGGACAGATGTTTGCGGCATGGGAAACGGTGTCGGGGGCGTTTGGCCTCGGCGTTTGGCCTCGCGGCGCTCCGCTACGCCACGGCCAAGGTCGTTAATATAGTTTAGTATAGCTTAGTATATGATCCCCCGCCCCTCGCCCGTCCTAACCATGGTCGCTCATTGTCTCTATCACCAGCGGGACCGGGGCGACCGGTTTGCCTATTGTGAGCGGCATGAGGCCGAATGTCTGGAGAGGGGGTCTCAATGGTGGTGCCCCTTCGGGCACGTCGCCCGGTCCAGTTCCGAGCCGCTGTCATGTCCGATCTGCGCGGGCCGATCCTGGGCCTGATTCTCGTTACGACAACGCCCGCTTCGGCGGTCCCAATCATTTTGACCGAGCCGCCCGTGCAGACGACTCCCGATGCGCCGTGTCGGGTCCTCTGGAAAGCCTTTATCCGGGACCACGGAGGGATTGAAGAACTCTGTTGGTCGGGGCGGCATTTGCTCCTGGAACGGGTCCTGTCGGCCCCTGACATGAAGCTCGAGCATCGGGATATTCGCTTCCAGGTTCCCATGCGGGAGTTGGCCCCGTGTCCCCCTCCCGTGTTGGAGGATCCGTAACTGCTCGCGCTCGTCGCCCGCTTGCCTGACGACCGGCGGCAGTTGGGGACGCTGGTCGCCCAGGACGTCACGCTCGGGATGTTGCAGGCACCCCATGGAATTCAGATCGACGACCTCGACGATCCCTATGGCGACGATACGGAGATTCGCCCGTTCGGCCCCGTGCCCTGTTTCGGCAAGGCCGACAATCGCGGGGCGGCAGATCATAAGAATTCCACGCGGGACCCGACCCTGCCCTACGGGGATCACCCGCTGGGAATGTACCGGATTACCGGATGGGCTCCTTCCTCTCGGGCCGAATTCGCCACCTTCGGCCCGGCAGGGAAGCTCGTCCTGGACCCTTACGAAGGGCAGGCCCTCATTGCGAAGGCGAACGGGCGCTATGGCCTCTTGCTCCACGGCGGGGCGCTGGGAGGCCCCTATCCTCGGGGGTTTCGGCCCACCTACGGATGCCTCCGACTCCTGGACCCCGACGTGCTAGAATTGGTGGCGTGGTGGCGGGAAACTCGCTGCGCGTGGTATCGGGCCGAACGGGCCCTCCGAAAGGCAGCATGATCTCTTACTGCTGTCCAGTCTGTCGTGGACGCGGGACAGTGGACGAGCAGTTTTATTCCAGCCTTCCGGTATCTGGTACGGCGGTCAATGAGGTTCCATGTCGCTCCTGTTCAGGAACAGGGATTGTGTGGTGGCCTGAGAATTCGCAGGTAGAAAGTGCCCGCGCGGGCACTGCAAAACAGGGAGGATAGATATGGGAACGATGATCCGCAACCGCTGGACAACGATTATGGGCGTCCTGGCTGGCGTGATGAGCTATCTCGTGACCGTCGGCCCGGATCGGCTGCCCACGAGCCGCCAGGAGTGGGGCTACTTTCTGGTGAGTGCGCTGCTCGCCGGGCTCGGCATCAGCGCCAAAGATGCCACGACCGGAAGCAGACCGGGAGCCCAGTCATGACCGCCCGCCGCCGACCGCTCTCCATTCGACAGCTCGCGGTTCTGATTCTGCTGACCGTCTTGCTGCCAGCGTGTGGCAGTACGCTCTACTACACGGGCGAAGGACTCGCCGCGCTCGGCAACCGGTTTGCCGACACGGGCGAACTCTACAACGATCTCTACCAGGCCAAGCAGATCACGCCTGAGCAGTACGGGGTGTGGGCGGCGTTCGCCACCACGTTCAAAGCGGTCTATCCGCGTGCGACGGCGCTGTGGAAACGGGCCAAGGCGCAATACGATCAGGAACTTGCCCGGAAAACCGCCGACCCGTCCATTCTCCGGGAGGCGAAGCAGGACTTAGGACAAGCCGAATCTCTCTTGCGCTCGCTCGCCCTCGGTCTCTCGCGCTTTACCCGGGATCTCGTAGGCCAGATTAAGAAAGGAGACTAGCCATGGCGCTTCCGTTGCTTGCCATTTTGCCAGCCGCCTCGGCGGCGCTCAAGCTGAGTCGAGACCTCTATGAGATGATCCGCAACGATCCCGACACGCCCGCCGAGGTCAAGGAAAAGACGGATGCGACCCTGCGGAAGATCGAGGAAGCCGAGGAACGAGTGGCCGATTTACCGATTCTATCGTGATCGAGCGGCGGATTCGGCTCGCCGAATTCGGTACTTTGCCACGCATATTATTCGTGGGGATATACCGTGATCCGCTGGCTTAAGATTCTCCTGCTTCGCCTGCTCGCTCGGTGGGCTACGAAGCGAGCCGAGCAGATGGCCGAGATAGGAGAGAGCGAGCAAAAGGAGCGCCAAGCCATCCAGCAAACCACCGAGGATGAACGGGCGGCTCTCCGGCAGGATCCGAACCGATTTTGGCGTAGTTGAGAATGACTTTAGGATCTGATGTCGAAAGACTGCTTCGCGTCCCTTCTCGCTGGAACAGGCTTCTCGGACTCTGGACCTCCAGCATTAAGCTCGCAGCTATCGTCGCCCTTCGGAAGGAACTTACACGCGGTCGCCGTTTATTATTGGAAGAACAAGTCTGCGCCCTCCTTGCCCAAGCAGCCGATCAGCAGTTTCGGCTTGAAGGCGTGAAGAACATTGTTCCCCGCATTGGTCGGTCACCCTCACGCCCATTCCGTATTGGGCGCTGTCTTCCCTGTCAACGATATTTCATCACGCTCAAACGTGGACGCTCATTCTGCTCACGGGCCTGTATGGGCAAGAGCGGGCGTTGCGGCAGGCCCCGAAAACTTCCGTCTGGACCGATCTTGCTCCAGCTCTACGTGGCTGAGCAGTGGTCAACACCTGAGATCGCTAGATGCTATGGCGTCACTGATCCCCATACCGTGAGAACGGCACTTCTCCGATTTGGAGTGACACTCAGGAGGCGCACGAACGCCCGAAGATGCTCTGTGCGTCAGTGCCATGCTCCCGTGTTCAAGATTCGTCACGCGAAAAACGGGAGTTGGTATGGTCGCCGCTGCGAGCAACATTGGCGCGTTCATCGCACGATGCTCTCCAGACTGTACCGACGAAATGCCCTCTGGCGAGCAGCATGAGACGAGGTACTGCTCTCATGTTTCTCGCCCTCGGGCTCGCCGGATGCGCCTCGGCCCCCTGCCCGTCCCTCCGTGCCCGCCCGGCGGGGCACTTTTATCCCACGACGGTCGAAATCCAGAAGAACAGCCTCACCGAGCAGGTCAAGGGCTTCGCGCTGACGGAAGCTGATCTTCAGGGGCTTCTGAGCTACGTCGTTCAAATCGAGGCGCAGTATCGACAGTGTGCGGGGGGACGAGGATCATGGTGACTTGCCTACGAAATCAGCTTTGTCGCTATCTCATGGGAGCGCTAACCTTACAGGAGTTTCGAGAGTGGTTTTCCCCTCAAGCGTGGAACGTCGATCAGCGGGAATCTCGGGACACGGCTCGGCTTGTGCATGAGATTGATCTAGTGCTAGCCGAGTACGATCACGGACACTGGACTGAGGATGAACTAAAGCAACACTTCGTACCTGTTCTCGCTACTCTGGTTTACTGGCTAGATCGCCCCTTGGTTTACAAGTCGGATACTGCTGCGGTGGGAAATCAATGCGTCCTGTTTCCGCTTCGGTACCCTGGCGGGCATTGACACGTTTTGTCACTTTGCCTAGTGACAGAAAACGTCACTGACCCCAGGTTCGCAAGTACGTAGAATCCTTGCGAGAAAAAAATTCAGGACGGCCTTGACACGCTTAGAGCCGTAGGCTACAATCCGTGATGTAGGGGCAACCCATATGGACCACCTGGAACAGTGCAATCACCTCGAAACTCTAAGTCTACCACCCCTTCACCGGGCGGTCGTCGCGCTGCTCAAAAGAATTTGTGAGGAGGAAACGGACTACAATAGCCGAGACCGTCTATTGTGGGCGCTTCTCACAGCACTCCGCTCCTGCGATGACCGGTCACCAACTATGTTTGAATTCAAGAGCTTGACCACGGAACGGATAAGATATTTAGCAGTCCGCAATGGCGCTTTCGATGTTTTCGATAGCCAGCCTCTATCTCCTAGTGAACGCAAACGCCGCGATGATCTGCTACGCGCTGGATCAGCACATTTCTTTGTCCATTATCATGATGCAGTCGAAGCCATCCGGCGTATCTTTCATTACGACTTAGAGACTGAAATGCCGCTGTCGTAAAGGGCTATCGAGGGTCATGGACCACCTGGAAGAGACCAAGCACGACGATTCGGGGCACCCCGTTGAGTCGAGACAGCGGGGGGCAGGGAGCTCTACTCTCCAGGTGGTCCGCCCTGCCAGCCCCGTTTTTTTCAGTGCCCGCGCGGGCAGCGGGGCGACCGACATGGCGGGGCCACCCGAGGCAAGAACGATCCGGCGCGGCAATCGGGCTGTCGCTGGATCAGGGGATAGTGGCGTGGTCCCCGCCATAAAACGAACACGTTCGCTTGTCGTAGAAGTGAGGCGGAAGGCGACGGAGGCCGCACATCTACGGGCTCGGCTAAGACAACTAGAAACCGAATTGGCTGAGTTGCGGGCTGCCGTCCAAGACTATGAGCTACGACCCTATCGGCATTCTTCCATCGTTGGGCGTGCGGTGGAAGTGATCAGAGAACTCGCCCGACCTATGACAGCCGACGAAATAATCGCCATGTTGCATATGGAGGGGCACACGGTTGATCGGAGAACCTTGATTCAGTCATTAGGTCGGGCAATCCGCACCGGGCGGGTATTCTTACGCCGCAATGGGCGCGGCTATTACGAGTTGACCGACGTGGCACCAAACCGCCATAACTTGTGAGTACACCGATGCGCTTGAGCCGTTCGTCGAAGTGAGAGGTTCGTGTGTGTGCCCGCGCGGGCACTTTAGGATGACCGGATGCCACTCTACTGCTTATGTGAGGCAAACAACGATAAACCGGATTCGCAACACTACGGCGCTCCGAATCGGTACGCCGCAATGGTGGGCCAACCAGGTGACTTCCCGCCATTGGCACTCCGCCAAAAGATGGTCTGCATCAAGACGGGTGCACAGCAAGTGCTCCTGTACGCCAAGGATGATAAGCCGAACATGTGGGAAGGCGGAAGGCCAACGAAAGACCATTATCCGAATGTCGATGTGTTCGAGTGTCCGCATTGCCGAGCGCGAGTGGTGCGTCAGTGAAGATGAACACCGCGAAAAAGGGGCACTAGATCGGGGGAAGGAACATGCAAAAACTCAAGAAGAAGAGCAAGATCACCATCAAGAAGAAGAGGCAAGACAATAAATCTGGACTACCAGCCGTAGCGCAACCGCCCACGCCAACGAGGCGACTGGTAGTCAGGTCGCCAGATGGTCTCTCGCCGCGCTCCCTTGAAGAAGCGATGGCCCTTGCAACTCAGCTATCGGATTCGGCATTAGTCCCGAAGGAGTATCGAGGCAAGCCCGGCGATATCCTTATTGCCATCGGCCTCGGGCATGAGGTCGGCCTCAAGTGGGCCCAGGCCCTCCAGTCCATCGCGGTTATCGGTGGCCGCCCGACGATCTGGGGGGATGCCGGGCTCGGGCTCGTGATCCAGCACCCCGATTACGAATGGCACAAGGAGACCGACAACGCTCAAACACAGACGGCGACCTGTGCAATCAAGCGGCGCGGACTCGATCCAGTGGTGCGGACGTTCTCGCAGGCCGATGCCGAGCGGATCACCGTTTGGGAGCGAGACGCGCAAGGCAACACTCGGCAGGTCCGACTCGCCGACAGGCCAGTCTGGAAGGCGGGCTATGGCCAGCGAATGCGCCAGATGCGGGCGCGCTGGTGGGCCATGAAGGACAGCTTCCCCGATGCCCTCAAGGGTATCGAGGGGCGGGAATGGGTAGAGGATGATCTCTCGGTCACCCGCGAGGCCGAGAGGCCACCGCTTGAGGACTTGATGCCCAAGAAACCAATCATACCTGCGGCGCGGAGTCACGGTGAGCGGCGAGACGAGTCTATGCGGCAGACTGGCGGGGAGGGGATGACGGAGCCGCAGAATATCGGGCCATCCCTGAATCAGGCAGGCGTCTCAGCGAGGGGGTCGGAGCCGAGTTCACCGTCGCCGCAAGGTACCCTTCTGCTTCTCACTCCCGATCAGCAAGAGCGGCATGCGCTGCTCGGGAGGATCGACGAGCTTGTCAAACAGAAGAAAGCCAAGGCCCAGTGGTTCGGGGGTGTGGTCGCGCAATACGCGGGTGGCGATCTGGCTACGGCGTCCCTCGACAGCCTGCTGGCGATCCACGATCTGCTGACGGGCATTCCTGACCCGCCGAATAAGGAGCCCCATCCCCGCAAGAATCACGTGGTCACTTTCGAGATCGGCGGGCGGTCCTATACGACTGCCGGGATCGAGAAGACGACTCTGCTGGCGATCTTCGACGCCGAGGCCAAGCTGGAGAAAATCCAGAAGGGCCTTGCCAGGACGATGCTCGTGAAGCACTTCGGCGTGGAGCACCGCACCGACCTCACCGAGGAGCAGGCGCAAATCTACGTCCGCAAGCTCCAGGAGGCGATCCAATGATGAACATGTGGGACCGCTTTGTGTGGGGAGTGGGTGCCACTCTGCTTACTGGGGTTGCGTTTGTTACGTGCGTGTTTATTATTGTGTTATTCATCGCCGGAACTACGGCAATCTTCTCCGAGAAATTGGTCTATTCCAAAGAAACGGGCTGGGGCTGCAAAAAATGACGCACCGGGGTCGGACGATAGGCGGCATCTACTACCCGTCGGTGACGGAAATCCTGGCGGCGGTGGGGCTTGGCCCACAGTATGATGGGATGCCTCCAGATCGTCGGGCTTACGCGATGGCCCGAGGTTCAGCCGTCCACAAGGCGATTGAACTTGAGTGGGCTGGGCAGCTTAGCGGCTACCAACTCCACGCTGGCACAGTAGGCTATGTGGACGCCTTTCGGCGATGGCGCGATGAGGTGAAGCCCACACTCATCGCGGCTGAGCCCGAGCTAATCAGCCACCGGTGGCGCTTCCTCGGGCATCCTGATCTTGTAGCAGACCTTGGTGACTCGCGTATCGTGGTGGTGGAATATAAATGCGGGAAGGTTCCCCCTGAAGCCGTGTACCAAGCCCAAGCGTATCGAATTCTCGCGCTTGAACACTATCCAGGACCAGTTCCTGTGATTGCCCTTGAACTTCATCCCGATGGCTCGTACCGGCATTGGGTCCTTGATCTGCCCCAAACAGATCAGGTGATCCATGCGGCGATTATTGTCTATCGGGAGCAGCGTTATCTTGGCCGATCCGTGGAGAAAGGAGGCGCATGATGAGCGAAGCGGTAATGACCCTTCAGCGTCAAGGGAATAGCCTTCTGGAAGAGGTAAGCTCCCTTGTGGTCCTGGATCAAGAGAGCGCGGCCATTGCCTCGGGCTATCGGCAAGCCGTCAAGGGGTATCTGAAACGGGTCGAGGAGTTGACGGCTCCCGTGATCCAAGCAACGAAACAAGCCGTTGCGGCGGCGATGGCTCAACGGGAGGGGCTACGCCAGCCTGGCGTGACCGCCCAAACGACCTTGGATCAGAAGCTTCTGGCTTATGACCGCGAGGTCGCCAGACAGCGGGCTGAAGCCCAGCGCCTTGCCGAAGAGGAACGGCAGCGGTTGGTGGACGAGGCCAAGCTCCAAGCTGCCCTCGACGCTGAGGCGAACGGGCATCCGGGGCAAGCAGAGGCCATCCTCGCCGCGCCCGAGCCACCCATGCCAGTCCTGGCCCCGCCAGCGGCAATGCCAGAGCCAGCCAAGACGGAAGGGGTCTGGTATCGCTCGACGTGGGAAGCTCATGTGGTGGACTTCCGGGCACTGGTCCAGGCATGGCTTGACGGCAAAGTGCCCGAGCTGGCACTCCTGCCTGGCCAGGTGGCGCTCAACGACCTTGCCCGCGCCAAGCGGTCGGTGGATCTTGGCATCCCTGGCGTAATCGGCGTGGAAAAGCGAAGTGTGGCGGGCAGGGCGGGATAATGGACGCATGCCGGGTATTAGTCCACATCCTCACTCACTGCTACAACGACTGCGCGGCAGGTCTGTCGCCTGGCGGCGCAAGCCCCCAAGCCCCCTTCCGCCAAGGCTCACGGCGTCTCTTGAGTGCCCGCACGGGCACTTACACGACGTTTCTCCAGCGGAAGTCCCACTCCGGACTTGACTCGGGGTTCGTGCCTCTCTGGTTGCCGGACATGCTCTTCGATTTTCAGAAGGCGCTCACGGAGTGGGCTATCCTGAAAGGCCGAAGCGCCCTCTTCGCGGATTGCGGGATGGGTAAGACGTACATGCAACTCGTCTGGGCCGAGAATGTGGTCCGTCAGACGAACAAAGCCGTGCTGATCCTGACGCCGCTTGCGGTTTCTCAGCAGACCGTCGAGGAGGGCGAGAAATTCGGGATCGAGGTCCGCCGAACCACCGACGGGACAATCAAACCTGGTATCAATGTCACGAACTACGACCAGCTTCACAAATACGATCCAGCAGAAGTTGTCGCCGTCGTCTGCGACGAAAGCTCGATCCTGAAACATTTCGGCGGGGCGACACAAAAGCTGCTCACGCGGTTCGTCTCCAAACTTCCGTACCGGCTCCTCTGTACGGCGACGGCGGCCCCGAATGACTTTCACGAACTCGGGACCAGTAGCGAGGCCCTAGGCGTCCTCGGCTATACGGACATGCTGAGCCGGTTTTTCGCTCTCGCCGACAGCGGCCACTGGCGGCAGGACGCTGTGAGGCTCGCGCAGCAGGCGAAAGCTGGCCACCACTACGCGAGGCTGGCCTATCGTGTGTCCCAACAGATCGGCCAGTGGCGGTTGAAGCCGCACGCGGAAATCCCGTTCTGGCGATGGGTCTGCTCCTGGGCGCGGGCTTGTCGGAGTCCTGCGGACCTTGGGTTTGCTCAGGACGGCTTCGCGTTGCCCGCATTGATGGAGCGCCACTATATCGTGACGCCCTCCCGTCCTCCAGACGGGATGCTCTTCACCATCCCTGCCTTTGGGTTAAGTGAGGAGCGGGACGAACGCCGCCGGACACTGGACGAGCGCGTGGACTTGGTGCGACGCCTTGTTGATCATCCCGAGCCAGCCGTCGTGTGGTGCCATCTGAACGTGGAAGGTGACCGTCTCGCCGAGGCGATTCGGGGCAGTGTCCAAGTGAAGGGATCAGACAGTAACGAGGCCAAGGAAGAAGCCTATCGCGCGTTCAGCCGTGGCCAAGTGCGTGTCATTATTACGAAGCCGAAAATCGGGGCGTGGGGCCTGAACTGGCAGCACTGCGCCCATGTCGTGACCTTTGCGTCCCACAGCTACGAGCAGTATTACCAGTCTGTGCGCCGATGCTGGCGGTTCGGCCAGCACCATCCGGTGACTGTCGATATCATCTCCACCGAAGGGGAAGTGCATGTGCGGGATAACATGGTCCGAAAGATGGCGGCGGCGGACCAGATGTTCACAAGCCTCGTTCGCTATATGCATGAGGCTGAGCCTGTGACCAGGGTCCACGCCGACCAGGACGTAGACGTGCCCTCATGGCTGTGATCGAGCAGAGCGTGACTAACCGCTACGCGCTCTACTTAGGCGACTGCGTAGAGGTCATGGCAACGCTGCCAGACGCCTCTGTGGACATGTCGATCTATTCGCCTCCATTCGGGGGCCTCTACCAGTACAGCTCCGACGAGCGGGACATGTCGAACTGCGTCACGCGCGAGGAGTTTTTTGAGCATTACGAATTTGCCGTGCGCGAGATCACGCGGTTGACCAAGCCGGGGCGCATGACGGCTGTTCATTGCGCGGACATTGCGAGTGGGAACACTGGACTCGATCACCTCTACGATTTCCCCGGCGACCTCATCCGCCTCCATGAGCGGATCGGATGGAAGTTCTGCGCCCGATATCATGTTTGGAAAGAGCCCCTGACGGTTCGCAACCGGACGATGACGAAGGCGCTGTCCCACAAAATGCTGACGCTCGACTCCACCCGGTGCAACATCGCCAATGCGGATCAACTGCTGCTCTTTCGGAACCGAGGCACGAATCACGTGCCAGTCTCCCATCCCAACGGTCTGCAACACTACGCTGGTGCGCGCCCGATTCCGTCCGACGTGCTCGCTTACCGAGGCTGGCGCGGGTCGCAGATTGAGAATCGCTACTCTCACTGGATCTGGCGGCAGTACGCCTCGGCCTTCTGGGACGACGTACGGATCGACCGGGTGCTGCCGTATCGGCAGGCCAAGGATGAGGATGATGAGAAGCACGTCCACCCGCTGCAACTGGACGTCATCGAGCGCGGACTGATCCTCTGGTCGAACCCTGGCGAGACGGTCCTCACGCCGTTTATGGGCGTGGGATCGGAAGTATATGCCGCGCTCTCATTAGGGCGTAGGGCGATTGGGATTGAACTGAAATCAAGCTATTATCAGCAAGCCAAAGCGAATATCAAATCGCTCGGTCGGCTCGCGGATCAAGACGAGTTGGCACTCGATGGGCAGCCGTGACCGTCCTCATCTTGGGAGGCAACCTATTCGATCCGTAGTCGTGTTCCGATGGGCCAACGAGCGTCGAGTGAACGGGATGCCCACGCCGACGATGCTGGCGAAGCAGGCCTACGAGCTTGTATGCTCGCATCCGCTTTATCCGCTATCCTGGCTCATGCGAAAGAAACGGGTAAACGCATGACGCGCATCGACCCGGACGGCCTTCGCCCCTACGAGACGCGCGACTTGCGGCTGCGCCAAGGCGCGAAGTTCCTGGCTGTCGAAGCCCTCGCGTGGGCGCGGGTGGCCCGAGAGGCCATCGAGTCGGAAGACTATCTCCGGTTCGGCTTTGAGAATGTCCGGGACTACTTCGACCAGCGGGTCGGGGTGGCCTACCGGACAGCGGCGAAGTATATCGCCGTCGTGAATGCTCTCGATGCTTTGCCACCGGCGGTTCAGCCGCGCGCGCAGACCGCCATTGCGGAGATCGGGATTCACCGGGCGGCGGTGCTGGCGCCGGTCCTGACGGCGAAGACGTGGGAACGGTGGGTCGCGCAAGCCGCGATCTCTCGGGAGGCCGCGCTCCAGGAGGCCGTGTCGGCCAGCCTCGGACGGGAGCAACGAGGTGGGCTGCCTGACAACCCCGGCGAGCGGGCCTACCGCCATCTCCTCCACTACTTGCCAGACGAGGAGCGGGACCGGTTTGACCGCGTATTTCGGGCCGCGATGAAGGTAGCCGAGACGGATAACCCGGTTCGCGTGTGGTTGTTGATGATCGGACTCCTCGAAGCGGACCTTGTGGCCCAGGGGGTGAAGGTATGAGCACCGGCCAATGGTTCCCGACAAGTGAGCAGTTTTCCGATCTCGCCGGTCGGCTCTTCGAGGCCTACCGCGAGCTGTGCAAAACCGATGAATGCAATTGCATCACCAGACGATCATGCTCTTCGATGCTCAGTCTGGTCAAATGATCCGCCAGACGACGCTCCGACGGCAGGGTAAGGTTACTCGGCGGCGCACTGCGGCAGCCCGAAACCTGCGCGCCCAACTGCTCGCCCGATCTGGCGGTCGGTGCGAAGTCCCGTGGTGCCGCCGGACTCGCCGGTTGGATACCCATCACGTCGTCAAGCGGAGCCAGGGCGGGCACGAAACGATGAACAATCTGGTCCTCCTCTGTCGCCGGTGCCATGAGGCGACGGATCGGCCATTGGAGAAAGGCAGACTCGTAATTAGCGTTGTCCTCGTCATGAACCACCCCAAGTTCCGGCTTTACCTTAATGGGGAATGGGCTTGGAGATGATACGTTTCTTTATTCCGGGCCTACCTCAAGCGAGTCAGACCGGCTCCGTGATCCGCGGCCGAGGACGCATGGCGGGGCGACTGATCCCGCTTCGGCGCGGGCAAGGATGGCGAGATCGCTGTGTGTTGGCGGCGAAAGCGAATCGCCCGACCAGCGGGCCGTTCGATGGTCCCGTGTCCATTGAGCTAGAGTTCACGTCCGAGGGAGCCTACGTGTGGTGCGAGCCTGTGCCGTCGGCCAGGAGCAGCATCCGAGGCGACATCGACAACCTCGTCAAGGGCTGCCTCGACGCTTTCCAGGGACAGCTGTATCACCGGGATAGTCAGGTAGTCAGGCTGATCGCGGTCAAGAAATGACGCTTCGCTTTGCCCTTCTCATTATCGTGATGGTTGTCCTCACCATGCTGGCCGTCGTGATTGCATACGGTGCCGTGGAAGAGGTTATGCGAGCCCTTCAGGCCGAGCGCCGAGCCCTCGAATCCGAACGCGAGGCCTACCACCGGATTCTCGCGCTGACCTCGGAGCTCTTGGAACAGGAAGCCCGAGCGCTCTGTTGGGAAGCGGAGGCCCGTCGGCCTCGGGAGCCAGGAACCCGAGGCCGGTTCGTTGAGTGCATGAAGCGCAAGACCAAACGGGGCATCAAGCTATGAGGCGGTGCGAGTGCGGCCGGCGCGTCTCGATCCTCCTGCATCCGGGTCGCAATAAGCGGAGCCGCGCGGCGCGGGCGGGGCGGCGGGTCGGGCTCCAAGATCACACGCTCTGTCATCAGTGTTGGCTTCGGCTCCTTAGTCAGCAGGTCGCTGAACGACTCACGCCGCGCCCGAGCACTCGGTCATGACGGTTCCAGTTCCGGTCGGCCCACTCTGCTCCTGCGGTCGCCTCCGGGTTCCGAATCGGAGTCGGTGTGCGCGGTGTTTGAAGTATCAGAGCCGGTGGAACCGCCAGAGGCGCAACAGGCTGCGGGCAATCGGTCGGTGTACCACATGCGGAATGCGCCCCCATGCGCCCCGGCGGGTGCAGTGTTCACGATGCCGTCGAAGCAAAAACCGCTATCAACAAGCATTGAATCGCCGGAAGAAACAGGAGGGGAGTTGTCGCCACTGCGGATTGCCGTCGGCGCCGTTGGTTTTTTGCGAACTTCATCGGCAAGCGAAGAATCAGACCAGCTTGACTCGTCATCGTGTGTTGTGCCGGTGGTGCCACAAGGCGATCCGACCTCGCCACGGAGGACGAATGAATCGGCTGCACGATGGGCGATGCTTCGAGCGCTTCCACCGGGCCTCGCGGGCGCGCATGATCCTCCACCACCGTGAGCTGAACCGGCGACAGTGGGCCCGGGCCACCCCGATTCAACGTCAGCGGCATTCCGCCCTCGTCTGGGCGATCCAGCGAGAACACCGAGCGATGGGACTATGCCTCTCTTGCTCGCGCCCGGCGATCACGAAAACCTCCTGTGCCGTCCATCTCCCGCCGCTTCACTGCCGGAGTTGCCGGGCAGAGATTCCGCCACTCGAGCGAACGCATGGTCGGCGATATTGCCTGGCCTGTCGGCCCCGCTCATTCTGGCGCCAGCCAGCCCGCGCGGGCACTGAGGAGAACTTCCATGAGCACACCGAGGGCGAAACCCAAGAGACCCCGAAACTGGAATGATCGGATTCGGAATGCACACAAGCGCGGTGGCTTCACTGCGCAGGATCGAAAGTTAGCGGCTGACTGGAAGACGTGCGCCGTCGGGGAACAGCGGCAGAAGTATCCAGACGTGATTCGGTTTGAACCTGTACCTCTGGACTTCTTTGCCCCAGTGAATGTTCCAACTGATTTACAGTTGATAAAATTGGGCGGCTGGCAGCAGGGGTTTTATCGGGCTGTGGAATACGATAATGTAGCCGAGGCGCGGCGATTGCTCCGCCAGATTGAAGTGCGCGCCTTGGAGTTGAAGAAGGAACACGAAAGAAAGGCGAGCTAGTGCCACGGATTCGCCGGTGGCATCCGGTAAGTCATGAGTTCGTCCGGGACCCGGAGGTCCAAGAGTTGCGCCGTCTCTACGGGGACTGGATGGGCTACGTGTGGCTCGAAATGCTGGCGATTGCCGACCGAAATGAGGGGAGAATCAAGGGGAATTCGCGGCAAATTGCGAGCAGTTTGTCGTGGATTTCCCTCCGAAATCGGCCCAGTTTGTCGTGGAAATCCATTCAATCTGCATTACAATTCATGGTGAAACGCGGCTGGATTCTAGAGGAAAACGGGTACTTTCTCACATGTAACTATGCGGAATACCATCCATCGAGGGGAACAGTGAAATCCCGAGCGGGAACGGAAGAGAATCCCCCCATAACTACCTTCACTAACATAACTAACATACCGAACCTAACTAACGAACCAGGAAACAAAAGCTCTGTCGGCTCACGCCGACCTCGGGAGCGTTCGGCCCCTGGAAGCCTGGACGGATTCGACGCCCTGTGGGCGGTCCACCCAGGACCGAAGGGACCGAAGTCGGATGCCGTCGCGGCGTACCAGCGGATCAAGCCGCCGCCCGAAGCGCTCGCCGCGCTCAAAGCTCAGGTGGAGCGGAAGGCCGAGTGCGACCGGATCGGCGTGTTTTGCCCTCAGCCGCCGCATCTCCACCGCTGGATCACGAAACGCCGGTGGGAGGACGAGTTGACGCCGTTGCCTGCTGCGCCGATGTCCCACGCCGAGAGATTGGCGCGGGAGGCGAGAGAGGAGAGACAACCGTGAGCGAGATTGAGTGGACAGATCGGTATCATGCTCTCGGCATTCCAGATCCCGAGCTAGCCGCGATGTGCGACGGACCATGCGAAGGGACTGGGTGGGTTCCTGTTTACAGTGACGAAGCCGATCCCCGCTATGCAGCATTATGGCAGGAAGCGGAAGCCAAGGCTCCAACTGGCGAAGCAGGCGGGGGGCACTTGGTTGACTGCCTAGACTGCCTTGGTACAGGAAGGAAACTAGGACGATGACGTCGAAAGAAGCGCTCGCTGTGCTCGTCGCAGTCTATCCGGTCCTAGAAAGTCAGCTTCGCCCGCCGACGGAGAGGGCGTACCTCCGGAAAATGGCGGACATCCCTGGGGCGCTGTTGGAGGCAACGATTACGGCTCTCACAGACAGGCCGACGCGCTTCCCCCCGGCCCCAGGAGAAATTCGGCACATGGCGGCGTCGCTTGCAGGGCTCCTCCCGATGAGCGCAGACGAAGCCCTGGCCATCGTGCGGGCCGCTGACATGGAGCGCCCGGTGTTCCGCCGGGATCGGCTCAGTCCAGACGGATCGGTAAAGCGGGCAGGCGAGTACGCCTACACCGAGAGAGAGTGGGCATGGCCTGACGATCTTCCCGCCGGGCAGTTGGGAGTGATCCTCGCTACCTTGGCTCGGGTGGGAGATCCAGTCGGTCGGGATGGGGCGCCGATCTTCGGCTGGGAGCAGAGCTTCCGTTCGACCTACCAGCGGGAGGCCGAGATTAGCACCAGGGAGGCTCTAGCTGATCTGTCTCGGGCCGCGCTTCCCCCGCCTCGCCCGATGCTCCCCCGTCCGGCTCCTCGTGCTCTGCCAGAGGCGACCGACGGCCCGTCCCTGACCGAGGTCCGCCAGCTGGTCGGGCAGGTGGTGGCTCGCCTCAGCAGACCCCCACAAGGGGCGTGAACGCCTTGGTCGCGGTAGTGTCCTAATTTAACCGGCGTTGGCATCAGACTGTTCCGGAGAAGCAGCAAGGGTTACTTTTCTCCTCGTCAGTTTTACCAGAAATGGTGCTCGCCGAAATGCAGAATGGTCGCCTACTGGACGAGACGCCTTAAAGAGCCCATCAAAACCGGTAGTGCATTATAGGACTGGCAAACTATGGGCCGGAAATGGCAGAGAAGTAGGGACCTCTCGGTTGCGACATATACGGGAGACACAATTGTCGCCGCAATCGTATGCGGACCTCTCGCGGTGCATCGGGCTATCGGTCATCCCCGGCATTGGTCAATCACTCATGTACCGTCTCGCCTCGCCATTCCGACCCAGCCGAACGGTAGGGTGCTGCTCTTCAGAACTCGACGACACGCGATGTGGGCAGCCGAATATCTGCTGCGTGTAGCGGATTGGACTCAACCACCAGACACCATCCGGGCTCATCTCCGTCGCCGATGGTCGGCGATCGTGAAGCGCATCAAAGAACCTGGGTCAGGCCACCGCTAGGCGGGTATCCCCCCCCCCAGTGCCCGCAGGGGCACTCATGCATCTGGTTCCTCTTGTTCTCGCCGCTCAAGTTCGTCCAATAGCCTGTCATGCTCGTCCTCGCCCATGGGCCGTTCTTAGCCCGGTACAATCTGTCGAGCATCGCATCTATCAGCGACCCCTCTACGCCCAGCAGCGGGGCGCGTTCCCATAGCGGCGACCGAAGCACAAGATCGGCGAGTTGCACATCCGTCAATTTCCTCAATTCTTGATCTAAGTTGGCTGCGAAGAGCAATGTCCGGGCTGCCTTTGCCTTCACATCTTCAGGGGTCAATGCACCAATACCCCTCATAAGTAACGCGAAAGGCCCCGAGCACTTTCCCTCACGTACACTTTCCAAGGGATGTTCATATTCTTCCCCGTTTTCCCGTGCCCTCTCTCACCAGCCGGGCGTACAGGGTGCCCAGGTTCACCTGGTATTCCCGCCGCCGACCATGCTCCCGGAGGCTGAGGATGCCTCCAGGGTAGAGCGTGACGGCCAGGACGGGCCGGATGCCATGCGGCACTTGGACCGCCGTCCGCCGCGTGACGGGCTTCTGGAGCTGGGTCATGCCCTACTCTCTGAACCGGATCGTATGGCCCATCGCCCGGAACGCTCGGCGCAACTTCTGCTTACGGACTTCGTCCGAGATGGTAAGGGCGTCGTTAAGGTTGTAAATCTCGGAGGCTGCGCTCGTGATGTGGCCTTCTCTGCTAATCCAGTTGCGCCGTTCCTGGCCTGGGAATCGATGCCAAGACCGTAGCAAGTCCACGTCGGCCAACTTGTTGTCGGGGATTCCGAGAGCCCTGGCAAAGAATCCCACGCAACACCGCTTATGGTCCAGGAGAGACGATACCACTCGGAGACTTTCACGGTGAAGATCATCGCGTCCCTCTTGGTGCCCGCGCGGGCACTCCTTTGCTACACCGATGCTCGGGCTTCACGTATTCCTTCGGGGCTCCAGCAGCGCCAGCGCCCGTTCGGGTTGATTGCTCAAGCACCGTTGCAATGCGCTCAAGGGCTTGGGCAATTCGTTCCGTGGGCTCCGAAGGCTCTCGGGTATCTGCCTCACTCATGGCTCTCTCTCCCCCACCGGCGCTCGAATTCGCTCCCAGCCCACTCCTCAACCCACGGGCCAAACACCCCCATGGCGATAAGCCGGTCAACAAAGGTGTCAGTGGTATCCCCGTGCCTCCAATCGACTGAACTACAGGTCCAGAGGCAGCATGTCCGGTGAGCGTCGCAGTCACCTTGAGAGTGACTAATCGCCCGGCCATGGTCGAGGCAGAGGTGCATCACGCCGTAGGCGTGGATCGTGCACGTATCGCAGCTCAACCCATCTGTATAGGTCTGTAACTGTGCGGCTTTTCGGCGTGTTCTAGACATGGCTCGCCTTCTCGGGTGACTGAGACTTCGCGGGCACTCCCCCCCGCCCATGGCAGTCCAAACACTGCGCCCGTTCGGTGTCGCCGCCCGAGCCGAGGACCCAGCGGTCCCCGGTGCCCTGGCAGGTTTGACAGAGCGTCAGACCCGTCCAGCCGGTAACGGCCAGCATGGTGAAGAGCCATGGCAGCCCGATCAGGGCCACGCGGCTGACTCGTCCGTCTTGAATGAGCAGACACAGGCTCGGCGCCTCTTGCACGAGCTTCCCGCTCTTACCGTTTCGTTCCCACCGGGCTAAGACTCTCATGGTGCCCCCCCCTTAATCCTCTAATAGCATTTTCAGTTCGTGAACCTGCCAAGCTCGTTCGGCGTCCCGGGCGGCGTCCCCGGTAGCCCCGGCGGCCTTGGCGGCGGCCACGGCGGCGGCCCAAGCGGCGTCCCGGGCGGCGTCCCCGGTAGCCCCGGCGGCGGCCTTGGCCGCGGCCACGGCGGCGGCCACGGCGGCGGTCCAAGCGATGTCGGCGTCTCCGGCCGCGGCCACGGCGGCGGCCCAAGCGGCGACCACGGCGGCGGCCCCCGCGGCCCTGGCGCTGGCTAACTCTTCTTTTGTGGCCGTTTTATTGGCGTATCGAGTTGCGACCTCTAGTGCCGCCCACGATTGCGGATCGGGCTCTCGGCCCGCTGCGCGCTCTCGGTCGAGGGCTCGGGAGGCGCAGGCGACCGCAAAGAGGCGCGCCGTCTGCTCGGTCCAGGCGTCGCACCGGCTGAGAAGTCTGGCGCGCCTGACGACACACTTATTGTCTTGGCGCAGCAATTCGCCGTCTATCTCGACTCGCCAGATCGTTGGGCCTAGCCAGATGGGGAGCTGGTCGATTGTGCAGACGTGTAACCCGTGTTTGCACGGGATCAGGGGGGGGCCGGCCACTTCAACCCACTCGCCGGGCTGGCCGTCTTTGGGCAACGGCCAGCGCCCGGTGCCGCCGTTGATACTCTCGCCGTTTGGGCCGAGGACTTTGTAGTAGATCATTGGTTTCCTCCAGGTTAGCCAGTCAAGAAAAAAAGTCCCGCTTACTCCAACAACGCCAGTAATGTATCGTAAATAGCTGTCGCTATTGCACTATCCAGCGCATTACCCACGAGGTCGGCGGCCCATGAGAATGGAGCAAGAAATAAGAATGAATCCGGGAAGCCCTGGATCCTGGCGGCTTCCCGCAGCGTCAGGGCGCGGTTCTCGGTTGGGTGCCAGAATCGCCCGCTGCCGGGGTTGGCGAAGTAGCATGTGATGGTTCGGGCGAGACCAAGGCGGTGGAGACGGCCGTAGCTCTGCGAGTAGTGATCAAGCCCGCCCCGCCAGCGACCGCCCTCCGGCACGCGGCTCATGCGGCGCAGCTGGCCGCGCGTATGCGCCCACGGTCGATGTGACAGCCTCTCCGCCTCAGCCATCCCGATGGGCGGCAGGCCGGTCAAGATCTCCCCCACGTAAGGAATCGTCCGCCGGCCAAGGCCTTCATCGTCAAAGGGCAGCCCCTTGCGCAAGCGCTGGGTCGCGGGCGCCTCCCCGAGCATCGAGACCCGATCGCCGTCGAGGCGCTTCATGGCCTGGTCGCGATAGCAGAAATACCGGCGTTCGCCGCCATGCGACGCTCGCGCGATTCGGGGCGCGACGCCAACATCACGATGGATGCCGATGTACACGAGGCGCTGGCGGCACTGGGTGCTGCCGCGGAGCGCCGCGTTGATGATCCCGGCCGTCCAGGCGTAACCCGCGCGCTCAAGCCGGCGCGTGAACGTCCGGAACTGCGGCGCGCCGGCCCCCAGGGGTACGTTCTCCATCGCGATGGCCAACGGCTTAAGCGCGACAGCGAGGTCAGCAAAGCGGAGCAGGTGCGAGTTCCGGGGATCCCCGGGATCGCGGGCGCCGCCGTCGCTGAACCCCTGACACGGCGGACACCCGAGAAGGATGTGGACGCGACCCCCGGCCAGGGCCTCGATTCGATCCGGGCTCAACCGCCGGACGTCCGCCCTGACGTAGGGCGCGGTTGGGAAATTGTAGAGGTACGTATCCCGGGCGAAGTCATCGTTGTCGACGAAAAGGGCCAATCTGCACCGCTTCCAGCACCTGAACGGCTCCGCCGATCGCGCCGTCCCCGCGTAGAGCTCCGCGAGACGGAGCGGCGCAAAATGCCTCACGATTGGCGCTCTATTCATCTCTCCTCCGCTCATCTATACTGCGACATGAGGCCGGTCGCGATGGACCCATTGAGCCCAAAGGAGCGCAGTCGTCGGATGATCCGCGTTCGCTCAACTGAAAACCGGTCAACCGAATGGAAGTTCCGCTCGGCGCTCATCCGGCAAGGACTCAGGAACTGGGTAATGCACCCGCGCTCAATTCCTGGCGTGCCAGACTTTCTCTTCCCGCCACGTAAGCTAGCGATCTTCATTGACGGATGTTTTTGGCACCGTTGTCCCAAGTGTCGTCGACGCCTGCCAGCGACCAACCGCGCATACTGGTCTCGAAAAGTGAAATCCAACGTGGCGCGCGCGCGGAGCGTCACGCGCCAGCTCCGTCACGAGCGCTTCGCCGTCGTTAGAATCTGGGAGCACGAGCTCCGCTCTCTAGGCTCGCTCCAAAAACTCTTCCGCGCCTGCGCTACAGCCCGAGTCGTTTCTACTGGACGCCATCCGCCGAGGAGTAACCCCAGGAGCTTCGCTGTCGGTGCTGGGATCGCCCGCCTGCCTGTCTCCCAGCGGGTTACCGTGACGCGGTGGACCCCGACGAGGCGGGCAAGCCCGGCCTGGCTGACGCGCAGGCGACCCCGGATCGCCCGGCAGTGGGTTGGGGTCATCTCCACATCCATCCGACGATTCCTGATATCCCCGCACTTGCAGCATTTCATGTGCGGCTTCCTCCGGATAGTGTCTGGCGGCACGTCGAGACAGTAGCAATGGTCACACGTCATACCCAACCTCCACCAGTGCCCCTGCGCGGGCACCTAGCATCCGCTCCGAGATGCTTCATGAGCCAACCGGTCAAACCACGGAGAGTCGAGCCAGATGTTACTCATGTTTCCGGCTTGCTCGTCCAAACCAGCGATTCAGCCAGACATGCCACGGACGCATCCGTCGAACGCGAAACATCGTGATAGTATGCCCTGGCCACGGGGACCATGAAAGGACGCGAATAGTTGAGGCCATTACGCGGGCACCGCCTCCGTTCAGTGCCCTTGCGGACACTCACAGCGTTGCCGGGTCATTTTGGACAGAGGATATAGCCACTGGTTACGTCTTGTCAAGTGAAAAAATCGCGCGACAAAATTTCCTTGACACGCCACCGCACATCCGAGAGGATGAACAGCGATGACTGTACCCGACCGCGCATCCGAGCTCCCTAGCCCTGTAAGAGTCCTCCTGCCCTCTGGGGCCACTGTGGAGGCTCAGGCAGTAGGTCTCCCCTCCCCCAGGGTCAACGTCGCAACAGAATCACCTCCTCTCGGAGGCGTCAGACCCGGTGCTGGACGGCCCCGGAAGTATTCCGATAACGCCTCCCGACACCGTGCCTTTCGGGCACGCCACCGGACACCCTGGAAGCCGATCTTGCGTGCGCTGAGGCGGCACGAGAAACGCTTGCAGGCTAAGGGGATTCTCGTGAAGGGCCAGGAGCAGAGCAGGGGAACATCCAGCGTGACAGGCGGGGATCTGAGGACGAACGGAGATGCGGCGCAACTCACTTGATGGCGACCGTCGCGCCGTCTGGTTTTGCCTGCTAGCGGTGTGGGCTCTGGTTCTGCGGAATTCCTTTAGCCCCTTAAGGAGTGGCAGAAATGACACAAGAAGAGGGGGCGCTACCCTCCAGAGAGCGCGCCAGCGAACCTGCGTCCCCCACTGGAAAGACCGTGGTGGGATTCGAACCCACGGCGGCGTGGTAACGCACGCCGCACCTAGCGGCGAGCTAGGCGCCTTAGGCCACTCTCAGCCACCCGGTCAAGTCAGGGGCGCCCGAAACCTTGCCAAGGGAAGGGCGCCCTTGGTGCTTCTCTTGCTAACATAATGACGGATTATCAGACGCTGGGAAATCAAGGGCTTGTGGGTACGCCAGTTACCCTACAATCCAGTGTAGGCTCATCCCGAGTGCGTGGTGGCGAAAATGAGACTGTCATGACATGTGTCAGATACGAGACACTCAATGGGGCGCCTATTCTCCATGGGTGGCGAGCGGTGTTTCACGTGGAACACGAAGTGGGTGTTATGGCCATGGTGTAGTGTTCTCATGGGCGCTGACCCATATACAATCACCCCCTTTGGCGTCAGTTTTGGCGGCAGTTTTTCTCCAGAAAGGCGATTCACAAAATGACCTTGGGAATTGCACAGCCGGCCCCCTCGCTCGAAAATTTCCGATATACCCAAAATCCAGTTGGGGGTAGGGGGGGCCTGCGAAGTCGGGAGGGAAGATGTCCACGGCATATGATCTTCTAGCCCTCGCGCTGCTGCTAATTGGGTTCGCGGCAGTTTATTATGTCGGTCGAAAACATGGCGAGCTTTCGGCACCGACGGGCTGCGTGGGCGTTCACCATCTGTGGCGCGGGGGATCATGGATCTGTGTCTGCCGGAGCTTCAGAGTGGACCCTGACGCCCGTCTATTGATCCCGGTCCCGAATACTGCCGAGACTGAAACCGGCGCAAGAGCCATGAAGCACGACCAGAGGAGGCGCACCAATGACCCTTGGTGAAGAGATCAGAGAACTGGACGTCGAACCGCTCCAGTGGCCCTCGGCCCTCCCGGCGCAACAGCCCGTATCCGTGCCAGAGCCAGCGCCAGAGGCTATCCCAGCCGAGGTTGAGGGGGCGCATCATGCCAGTTGATCCGCTCTCCCGGGACCCCCTCGGCCAATTCCTTCGACAACTCCAACAAGCCCAACTCCAACAAGCCCTACAACAGACATCTGCGACTGCAAGCACGGTAACCGCATCCTGGAGCAGTCCAATGGCGGGCGGACCGTTCACAACAAGCACGTTCACAACGACAACGGGCACCTCTTCCATCTACGTCCCCCACACATCCCACGGGAGTGCGCGACCAGAAACAGTCCTCGCCGGTCCGATTCTAGCGTATCGGTACTATTTCATGTGGGAAGCTCCGGGACAGGAATTGCGGTTGTATCCGCTGACTACCAGAGAGGGCCTTCCCTACGGAAGGGTTCTGGCCGCCACGCATGACTCCTCAGGAGCGCCCGCGCCAGCCAGAGGATGTTCCTGCGGCTATTATTCGATGAAAACCATGAAGCTCCTGATGGACTACCCGCTCCCGAACCCCCTCATCCCAGTCATCTATGCGCTCGTCGCCTGCTGGGGGCGCGTCATCGAACACCGCGACGGCTACCGGTCTCAGTACCAGTATCCCGTGCGCGTCTGGCTGCCTCGACCTGAGATTCCTGGATTTCCTCGCTCCCCGCATCTCGATCGGATGCTGGCGACGATTCAGGACCGGTACGGATGTGAGATCGGGCCTCCTCCCCCCTCGTAACGTCGATGCCCCGCCGATCCACGGGTCCGCAGATCATCGTCACCGGCCCGACGACGGTGGAACACGCCTGTCCCATCTGCGGGACCATGGTGGAAACGAAATGGCCCCGGAACGGCCCGTATCGGATCTTTTGCGGCAAAACGGCGTGCACGCGAGAAGCCGAGAAGCAACGGCGACGGCAGCGGCGGCAGGCACGCGGGCAGTACTGGCCGCGACGCAGCCGGACGCGGCTCCGAGACTTTTTGCGGGCCGTGGACCAGATGCCAGCCATCCCGCTCACCTCGCTTCCGCCGATTGTGGTCTCCCGACCCCCCACCTTCGCCCCGTCCGTGCTCCCATGGCATACTAGGGACCAGCATGGATCATGAGCCCGGAGGGGATGGTGGCGACGGAGGACCTTGCGGCATGGCTCCGGTCCCCGCTCCCGTCCTTCCAGCAGGCGCTCTGGCGGATGGGCGTCCCGCCAAGCGAACATCTGCCCGTCGAGGTCGCCCTCGGCATCTGTCTTCGATGGTGGATGCGTCGCGCCAACTACCGCCGGGGGCTGCACCCGGAGACGGTCGAATGGCTCTGCGGCCACCTCCGCTCCCGATTGGACCATTCTCCGGGGGCTCCGGGCTCATTAAGGCCGGCATCCCACTTCTGGTCGCCCATCTCTATGACACCATCAATGAACTCAAGCGCCTCGCCATCCTTGCCGAATCGGCGAAGCAGTTCCACATCGCCGGGGAACTCCACCACGACGCCGGACTCCTCGCCATCCGCCAGCAGGAACTCGGTGTCGGACGATCGCTGAAAGTTCAAGCGCAGGTGCTCCATTCGCAGGCGGATCTCGTGCCGTGGCGGGACCTGCCGCCCGAGGTGCAGAAGAAAATTGGGGATGCGCTCGACGCCGTGAAAGGGCTCACCGACGCCGTGGAAGCCGAATGGATCGAACACGATGAGACTTGATCGACTCTCAGATGGATCACTTCTGATCGAGGACCGATGGGATCGGTTCCGCCAGGCGTGGCGAGCGGCCCTGACTCAGCTCGTCCTGGATGATGGGCGACCGGCCGTGCGCCTGGACCGCGAGCGCGTGCTCACCATCCCCGTCCCGATCTGGGATCGGATGCGCCGCCATGTGCAGCAGCGACTCTGGGGGCTCCCGAGCAAACGGGAGCGATGGTGCGAAGGGTGTGGAGCGACGATGACGGTCGTGAAGGAATTTGAGCGCATCTGGACCTTTCGCTGCCCGACGTGCCACTCGGTGGAAATCCAAGGAAAAAACCGGATCGGCGGCACCGTCGGCGGGGGCGAACGGGAACGCCCATGACTGACATCCTGCTCGCCGTCGCGGTCCTGCTGTCACTCCTGAATGCGGCGGCCGCGCTCATTGTCTATCTTGAATTCACGAATCTCAAACGCCAATGGACCGAATTCCGCCACGTCCTGGATCGGGCGGCGGCGGCCCCTCCAGCGGTCCGCGACGATCTCTTGACCCGTGGTCTCTCTCAACTCGCCCAGCCGAGCCCGCCCACGCCCGAGGACGATCAGCCCGATCCCTCCCACACCCCGACCACATGGCAGGCGTGGGGATGACTGTGGACGCCATCGGCCAGCGGATCGTGCTCTGGATTGCGGAACGCAGTGATCTGCCTAGTGCCGTGATCGAACGAGTACTCGCCCTGCAAGCGGACTACTGGATCGCGCATCAAGATGAACTGGCCGGGCTACTTCAGTGTGAGCGATGTGCTCGGGAGACGGAGGATGGCCCAGACATTTGATCGAGAGATTCGGGCGGCGGCCCGTGAAACCGGAATTCCCGAGGACCTGATCCGGTCGGTGATCAAGGTCGAATCGAATTTCAACCCTCGCGCGGTCGGTGCCCAAGGTGAACAGGGCCTCATGCAGCTGGGACCTGATCTCGCCCGGTCGCTCCCCGATCCCTTCGAGCCTCGCGCGAACATTCGGCGAGGGGCCCAGTTCCTTAAAGAACTGCTCGATCGGTTTGGGGATCAAGAATTGGCGCTGGCGGCCTACAACGCGGGACCGACGCGCGTGAGTCGACTCGGGCGACGGATATTCTCAGAAATCCCGAGTGTGCGGAGGTATGTGGATCGGGTGCTCGGGCGGATGACGGCCATCGCCGAATCGCCTGAGCCGCGCTTGGCTCCGCCGACTCCGGGACGCCCATCGGAACGCCCGACCCGTCCGACGTTGTCCCGAGAACCCATCGTCGACCGTCCGCTGATCTCAGCGGGCGAGGCGCCGAGACCCTCACGCCCCCCGTTGCCAGAACCTCCACGGGTCTCCGTGCGGCCTCCCTTGGAGGAGACGGCCAGTCAGCTCGTGCCTCGACCGATCCCCCCACGGGTGCATCGGGAGGGTCCGCCGAGAGCGGGCCCCCCGCCACCAGCGAGAATTCCTGTCGCGTCCGTGCTGGCCCATCTTCGCCCCCGGGAAGCGCAGGCGGAGATTCGGCGCCCCGTGCCCGGCCACACCGAATCATTCCCGGTTCCCATCCCGCCCACGTTCGAGCCCCTCGAACCGGTCGAGATGCCGGCCGGTCCATTCCGACCTCGCGCAGATGTGCCCGAAGGGCCACCCCCGGGAGTGCCCCAACCCGCCGATTTGGAACGCCTCGGACTCCGGCTGAGTCCGCTAGCGACGATCTCGGACCGTCCAGCTCCGATCGCCGTGGTCATTCCGGTTCCCTCACCCCCGCCACCGACTCCTCCGCCTCTGGCGGACCTCACCGAGGCGGGACGCGAATGGCACCGGCTCTACGCGATGATGCACCGCCAGATGGTCGATCAGGCGTTCGCCCGCCTCCGGGAGCGAGAAGCCGAGTCCCTCATCCAGGCGCCCTGATGCCCTGGCCGACGGCATCCCTGAAACACCCGGACCTCGAACGCTATCACTGGATTCGGGAATTGCACCGGTGTGAGCGGCGGTTCGACTATCTCTGCGCGTCGTACCTCCACATCAAATCCAAGGACGTGATCGGATTTCCGACGCTCCGGTTCAATCCCGTGCAGCGAGTGCTCTGGGAGCGGATGCGGGCCCAACTCCGGCGGGAGGGATGGGTGCGGCAAGTATGGGGCAAAGCCCGCGCGGTCGGCGCCTCCACGCTGGCCGAGGCGTGGACCTTTTATAACACCGCCTATCAGGATAATCGCAGCGCGATCATGCTCGTCCACGACGAGCCCACGTCATTTGAGCGGTTCGACGTGATTCATACGTTCCTGGATGCGCTGCCCGATCCGTTGAAACCGCTGTGTTCGTACCGCTCCAAAACGCGCATGATGTTCAAGAACCGGAATTCCAAGATCAAGACGGGCCATGCGCGGAATCCGAACGTCGGAGCCTCTGAAACCATTCATATCAGTCACGAGACCGAATGGGCGCGATATCCGAACCCGGAGGAGGTGCAAGCCTCTCTCGCGCCGACCTATTCCGAGGCGAAGGGCGCGCAGTTTTCTTCGGTGATCCGGGAATCGACCTCCGTGTACGGCGGGACGTGGTTCAAGGAGTTCGCGGAGGCCAGCCGAAAGGGCGAGACCGAGTACGAATTTCATTTCGTCCCGTGGTTTCTCCATCAGAGCTATACCGCGCCTGTGCCCGAGGACTTCGAGCTGACGGTGGACGAGCAGGAACTGAAACGTCGCTATCAGCTCACCGATGGACAGCTGGCGTGGCGGCGCAAAAAGCAAACCGAATATGTCACCAATCCGCAGTTGATCGACCAGGAGTATCCCTACAGTTGGGAGGATAGCTGGCGACTCCCGAAAGGGACGCGGCGCCTCCTGGATGAGGCGCTCTTGACGGCCCTGAAACAGGGGGTCCGCCCGGCGACGCGCATGATGCCGACCTCGACGGGCTTGGAGGCGATGCTGGGAGGACCGGTGGACGTCTGGGCCGAACCGGAGGAGGGCGTCTTCTATGATTTCGGGCTCGATCCGGCCGAGGGGGCCTCCGACGCCTCGGACTGGACGGTCGGATGCGTGATCCGGCGGGATACGCTCGAACAGGTCGCGCAGTTTCGCCTCCATCTCAACCCCGCGGCCCCGGAATTCTTCGATCTGGTGTATTGGCTTGGCATGGCCTATCATGGGGCCCAGTTCTGCCCGGATATCACGGCGGGATGGGGCCATGCGGTCATGCGGGAGATGATGCACCGGAACTATCCGACGATCTGGCGCTGGCGGCACTTCGATGACGCGAAAGGCCGCGCGAGCCAGAAGCTCGGCTTTCTCTTTACGCCGCAGTCCAAGCGGACGCTGGTGACCACGACGGTCGCCGCCCTGACGGCGGGCCATGTTACGATTCACTCAGAAATTCTGTGGAATGAACTGGTCGAATTCCTGTGTCTCGGCCTCGATCAGTGGGGGGCGGCCCCGGGACACCATGATGACTGCGTGGTCGCCTGGATGCTGGCGATCCTGGCCGCGCGCGGCGAGCAATCCACCCTGATCCCGGCGGATCCCCCCGTGGTCGCCACAACCATCGGGAAACCCTGGGCGGTCCATGATGTGGACGCGGATTTGCCCGCAGCGGCCCTGGCGTGGTTAGACACTTCACCGTGGAGGATTCGATGACGACCCTGGACTCCGATTCGACACGCCCGATCACGATTCCTGAGACGCTCCGTCAGAAGGCATCGGCGCTGGCCGAACGGCTCCAACAGCCTCTTGAGCCTCTCTGCGAGGCGGCCCTGCAGGCGGGATTACGGATGCTGGACGGCGATCTTGAAATGGCCGCCGAGGTGTTCTTGCACCACATCCATCCCGATCAAGCCGCCTTGATTCGGGAACTCTGCCGGGAATACCAGCAACCTGCCGCCGCATTTCTCCTCCAGTACATTCAGTTGGCCCATGACCGCCGGGAAACCTCGAGTTTCATGCCGGAGGGGCAATACCAGCAACTCCGGGATTCAATCGCCCCGATGCCAGACGGCGACACGCGTGTCTGTGAATGGTGCGGTCAGCGATTTCCCCTGACTCGGCGGGGACAAAAATATTGTCCCCCGCCCGCCGAGGGGGAATCCTGCGGACGGAAGGCGTTCCTGGATGATCTGCACCGTCGACGACCCCAAACCCGAGCGGTCGTGAATCCGAATGCGCCAAAAGCGCTCGATCTCTCGACGATCCAGCGTCACCCTCGGTAACTAGATGGCGACCCTGACCCTTCCTGACGTGATCCGATTGGAGGGTCGTCGAAAAACGCCAGAAGAGGATCAGGCGTTGAAGGTCCTCGATACGCTCTTTGACGAGGCGAAGCGGGCGAAAGATCACTGGGTCAAGCAGGAGGACATTGACCGCGATCTGAAGCTCTATCGCGGCCAGGTGGGACCTCCGAACCGCGAGCCGCACTTCAAAGCTAACTTTGTTGAAGCGTTCATCGACCGGATGACCGCCCAGTTGACCGATAACCGCCCGATTATCCGAGTCGAATCCCGAAAAGACGGGCTGAAAGGCGTCGCGGATGTCGCCAACAAGGTCGTGCGGGCCATCTGGGACGACGAAGATGTCCAGCGGCAGACCTTCAAAATGTGCCATAACGCCGCCGTCACCCGCTCGTCGGGATTTTACACGGGCTATGATCCGCTTCTGGATCAAGTGGTCCTGGAACTCGTGCCGATCTCCCAGGTGTGGATTGACCCGGCCGTGTCCGAGGCCGCGCGGGTCAGCAAACACGCCGAATACGTCATCATCGAGCGCATCCGGTCCTTGGAAGAAGTGAAGGCACGATTCGGCCGACGGGCGGACGGGCTCACGGCCGATTCGGACATTGATGTCGTCCCACAGGAGCGCCGGTCGGTGGCCTCTCCGCTGACCGATATTGTCTTTGGTCGGCGTCTTCGGGGCGGAATGGGCGTGCCACGGATCAAATTGAGGGAACATCTGCTCCGGGATTGGGCCGTCTCGACCGAGAACGGCTCGGTCCGCCTCAGCAATCCCGGAGGCCGCATCCTGATCCGGTCGAAGGATCGGCTGCTCTACGCGGGACCGAACCCGTACTGGGACAGCGAATTCTGTCTGGACTGGTTCGACTGGCGGGTCGATCCGCAGCATCCCTGGGGGGCCTCCGAGCCCGACCGGCTCCGGCACCTCCAAATTTCCTTTAACGAGATCATGGACGGACTCGTTGAAAACCAACTCCTGAGTAATTTCCTGGCCTTGGTCGCTGATTTCGACGCCTTCAGCCCGGAGACCTGGACCAAGCTCCAACAGATCAGCTCGAGCCTGATTCTCAGGAAGCAAAACCGGAATGCCTCGGCAGTCCTGACGCCGCCGCCGACGTTCGGAGCCGATAAAATCGCCCTCGCGCGACAACTCTTCACGTTCGCCCAACTCCTGACGGGCGTGACCGATGTCACGCTCGGCGAAAGTCCGGGATCGCTCCAGTCTGGCGTCGCGCTCGAAGGGCTCCAGGAGGGGGCGAATCTCATGACGCGCTCGCGGGCCTCTCGGTTGGAGGATTTTTTTGCCCGCATCGGGCAGAAACTCCTCGCCCGGATTTTTCAGTTTATGACCTCGGATCGTGTCGTGTCGTTGGTGGGTCCGACCGGGGCCGCTTTGGAATACGCGATCAAACGCCAGGAATTTTTCACCCGCGACGACGGGAACGCCATCCCGGAACACGAGCGGCGCCAGGTCTTTCGGGATCTTCGCTTCGTTGTGTCACCGGGCTCCTCGGCCATTGGGAGCCGAGTCCGTCGAGTGGAAGCGACCCTGAAGCTCAAGGAAGCGGGCGTCGCCTCAAGCCTGGATGTGCTCCAAGCTGGCGATTTTCCAGAACCGGAGGGCATGATCGAGCGGGCCAAGAAGGAATTGATGGAAATGGCCCCCGTCCTCAACCTGTTAGGATCAAGACGTGGCCCTGCCAGTTGAGGTCGGGATGGCGGTCGGGCGGGATATCGCGGAGATGCCCCCTACGCTCCGGTTGGCCGTGGCCTTTGGGGCGGGATTGCGGGAACTCTCGCAAATTCTCAATCCCAAACGCTCGCAGATGGCGGTGCCGAGTGCTGCCGGGGCGACGGGCCCTCTCGACCGGATGCTCATGCTCGCCAAACTGGCGGGCGCTCAACCGCCGCTTGGCCCTCCTGGCATGACTCCCTCGCTCCTCGGGGGACCGATGGCGGAGGTGATCCCTGGTGGGCCGACTGGGGGCCCTCCGGGCCTTCCCGGTCTTCCAGGACCCATCAGCCCGGGAGCTGGCGGTAGTCTTGGGCCTGCGCCGATGGCATCCATGGGTCCTCTGGGGCCAGCTGGACCTCCTCCCATTCCCCCCGCACTGATGATGGCGCTCCAACGGCATCTGGCCTCGGCAGCGGGGATCGTCTAAATGGCCCGAAATGGCAGACTCTCACGCGCCTTCCGAGAAGTGTCGGAGCACGAACCCCGGATTGTCCGTCACACGAGACGGGCGTTTGGTCCCGAGCGGGCGGGCAAGCAACGGACCGCCATCGCGCTTGACAAGGCCCGTCGGGCCGGGGCGCGCATCCCCCGCCGACCGATGCGTCGGGACATTCGAGCGTAGAATAGAGAAGATGACGGGAGGCGAGTTCGACACGACCTGACAGGAGGAGCCGATGGCGAAACATGACGCGCACGTCCCCACGAAACCGATGCCAAAGACGAAGGTGATTAAGTCGCCGCTGATGGAAACGGTCCGCAGCGGGAACATCTCCACCAAACGCGGCTAGGACCGGGCCGCAGAACGGCAATCCTGGGCATCCTGCGATGACATAACCTGAATCGCCCACCGCGAGACCGACGGGTCACGCGGGGCGCACGAAGCCAGAGAAAACCCCCGATCCCTTGCAGGGGAGTGGATCGGGGGTTTTCTTTTGGGCGGGGCGCAGGTCCGGGGGAATTGCACGGAGCGAATGATGGCAGACGAGAAGACGAAGGACGACAAGCCGAAAAAAAAGTATCTCGACCGGTTCGACACCGAGGACGAACTCGTCCAGGCATTCTCGGGGCTGGAGAAGAAGCTCGGGGAGCAAGGGAACGAACTCGGCCAAACGCGAAAACAGGCTGAGGAGGCGCTTGCGGCGATCAAGCAGTATGCCGAGTACGTCGCGCAGGCCAAGCCCATCGTGGACTGGTACGGTGCGAACGAGCAGGACATCCGGGCGTGGGTCGCAGGCAAGGGAACAGGTCCGAAAGAACCTCACAAATCCGCGTCGGCTTTGCTGACGCCAGAGGAAGAGGGGGCGCTCCTGACGAAGGCCGAAGAGCGCCTGACCAAGAAGCTGGCCGACCAGAACGCCCAGTGGCAAGCGATGGCGAAACAGATCATGGATGGCTGGAACAACCAGCTCAAGGCGCATACGGATGTCTGGTGGCGCACGATGCAGTTCGTCGCCGAGCCAGAGAAGATTGAGCGAGCGAAAGCCTTTCATGAGGAGGCCATCAAGTTTGCCGATCCGAAGAACTTCGACGCGATGAAGATCGCGCAGGACTTTCTGGAGTCTCGGGCAAAGCTGGCCGAGCGCGACCAGGATCTGTCGAAGCGGGATGCGAGGATCGCTGAACTGGAGAAGGCGGCGGTCCCGTCGTTTGGGTCGCATCCGGCCCCGACGTTGTTCCCCGCCGAGCCCCCGGCTGCGAAGACGAAGGAGGAACGGCAAGCCGCGGTTCTGGCGAACGTGCAACAGGAAGTGGGCGCAGACGCCTGGCGGGACTTCTTCCCGTCTCGGAAGTAATGGGGATGGCTGCGTCCACGAGTCGAACAGGAGGATAACCGATGGCGATTCCGACTCGGACGCAGACCCTCAACACATTCGTCGCCGCGACGCAGGAATCCCGGCGACCCGGGCTGATCGACAACTTCTTCAAATCCGCACCCACCGTGATTCGGATGCGGTCGAAACACGCCGTCCGATTACGCGGCGGCGAGATCATCAAAGTGCAGCACATCTATCAGAATTTCGATGCCTCCTCGTATGGTCGGGGCACCGAATTCTCGACCGAGGTCAAAGAGTTCGCCACCTCCATGGTGTTCAACTGGAAGTTTGCCTACGCCCCCGTGAATCTCGACACCATTGATGTGGATCTGAACGATTCGCCCGAGCAGGTGTTCGACCTGGTGGACGCCGCCCTGGAAGTGGGCGAGCTGTCCCTCATTAACGACCTCGGAGAGCAGCTGTTCGGCGACGGAACCGGAAACAGTAGTCTCGACTTCGACGGCCTGGCCAACGCGGTGTCCACCAGCGGAAGTTACGGCGGGATCACCCGAGGCGCGGATGCCCAAGGTAGCTCGATCAAGGCGGCATTCGAGGATGCCACCGGAGGCACGCTCAGCCTGGCCTTGATGAATTCCAATTTCGGGAGCGCGGTCGTCGCCCGGAAAAAGCCCGATCTGATCCCTACCACGCAGACCTTGTGGAACCGGATCTGGGAGCGGTCGCAACCTTCGGAACAGAATAATGGCGGAGACGACCTCCGGGAGATCGGACTGGATACCGTGCGATTCAACGGAGCCGACGTGGTGGTGGATTCGCACTGCCCGTCGGGGTTCATGTATTTCCTGAACACGGACTACTGGGAATTCTATGTGCACCAGAAATGGGATTTTCGGTTCCGAGGGTTCATGGAACCGACCAACCAGCAGCGGCAGATCGGCCAGCAGATTGTCTGGGGCAACTTCGTCTGCCGGGGTCCACGGTTCCAAGGCGTGATGAGCGGACTGAGCTAAATGAGTGCGTCCCGGACATGGGCGACGGAGGCTCGACGGACACTGGCCGTGCCCGTGCCAGTTCGCTCCAAGACGCTGAACGTCGTGCTGACGACGCCGCTCGGGGGCCAGCCCGTGCCAGACTGGGGCGTCCGCTGCCTCTGTCATGTCGTGGCGAATCACTGCTGGCGGGTGGCGGCCGAGCAGTTCTGCACGGAGATCGTGGTGCATCATCCCTCCCATCGGCACCCCTTCGACATGACCGAGCTGCTCGGGTACACCGTGCGGCATCTCGGCTACTGGCCCCAGGTGCAACGGGTCAATGGCCGCGTGATGCCGTTGATGGCGACGCGGGGATTTCAGGCGCTCGGGGCGACCCTGGAGCGCCACCGGCCCGTGGTCGCGGTTCCCATCGCCGTTTCCAGCGAGGCTGGCGGCAAGGAGGTTTCACATGGCTAGTGACAAGTCGCTCGTCCTGAATGTGGGGCACATCACCGGTCTGTCGATGCACGACATCGACGGCGACGACAAAGAGCCTCGGGCCCGACCCGGTACGATCGGGGCCTTCGTCGATGCCTATGGGTATCGCGTGGCGAAGTATTGCCGGTTGCACCAGTCTGGGGGCTGTGCGATTGGCGAACTCCAATCGAGACCGGCGAACGTGTCGGTCACGGACATCACCAGCGGATCGACGACGCACGCCGTCACCACGGACCTGACCGCCGATGTCCATGCGGGCAAACTCCTGTACGTTCTTGACAATGACGATTCGGCTGGTGCGGCGCCAGAAGGCGAGACTTCGATCATCCGTAGTAATTCGGCCACTCGCATCGACGTGGAGAAAGACTATCCCTTCAGCGTGGCGCTCGCGGCCAACGACGACCTGCGGATTATCTCGAACTGGCAGGTTGAGGACGCCGCGGATGGCGACCCCGCCAACGGAGACGGCGCGGCGGTCGGGGTGTGCCTCGGGCGAAATGGGGTCAGCGACAAGCAGTACGGGTGGTGGCAGATCGAAGGGTATGTCGTCGCCAAGACCAAGGCGTCCGCCATTACGGCCTATAATCCGGTCGTGGCCGATGCCGCGCAGATTGGACCCTTCGGGACCGATGGACAGGAGCTCTGGGTGGGCGTGGCCCTCGCGGCCTTCACGGCGGATCAGACCGCCCAGCGGGTGCCGGTCAATCTGAAGCTCTTCACCTCGGCAGGCACCGGCACCGCGCCGTAACGGCGTGACGGGCGCGCAGAGGAGAACACTATGGCGTTGAAAGTCACGCTCGATAAAGACACCTGGCAACCCTACGGGCACGCGGTCGAAGTGACGGGGACCATCGACTTCGACTCGTCCTATCCGAAGGGGGGCGAATCCTTCAAACCCGCTGATCTCGGGTTGCGGCAGATCGACAGTATCCTCTTTGATGACCGCAACGGGATCGGCTTCGACTACGACTACACCAACAATAAAGTCCGGGCGATTCCGGGGGCCCGGCATACCGTGCTCACGATCAACACCACCGCCGTCGGCAATGTCGGCACTGGCGAAGATGACCTCATGACGTTCACGCTCAAGGGCGCCACCCTCGGCACGAACGGCATGGGGGTGCGCGCGACCGGATGGGGCACGGCGGCCAACAACGCCAACGCCAAAACCGTCAAGGGAATCTTCGGGACGACTACGCTTCTGACGACGGCCCTCACGGCCTCCCAGGCGGGCGTCTGGCGTGCGGTGATGGAGATCATTCGGACCGGCGCCGCGACGCAAGAAGTGGGGGCTCACCTCTTGCAGGGAGGGGCCACCACGATTGTTGACGTGGAGCAGTCGGCCCCCGCCGAAACCCTGGCCAACGATTTGACCATCAAGTTCACCGGGACCGGGACCGCCGACAATGACATCGTGCAGGAAGGCATGATCGTGGAATGGTTCGTCCCGGAGGGCACGGGCACCGTCGGGGCCGAAGCGATGGACACGTCCGATCTCTCTGGATTGACGGGGGTGCGGTTCCGAGCGCGAGGGGTCTAGCCGATGCCTGTGCTGGGTCCTGGCGACCTCATCAAACAGGATTCCCTCGCTGGCCTCACCCTGATCGTGAAGCACAAAACAACCCTCCTTGCCGCCAGAGCGATCAACACGACCGCCGCAGACGCCTATGTGCAATTCTTCGACGCGGCGGCCGTGGCCGATGTCACCCTTGGAACGACCAGGGCCGATTGGGTCATCGTGACCGACTTTCCGATTGAAGTCAGCTCCGGGGATGGCCTCCCGACCAACGGGCTCAATTTCGAGAAGGGCATTGTCGCCGCCTCCACGACGACGGCGGTTGGATCGACTACGGCGACGCAGCATCTTCGATTGGTGGTGGGCTGATGGACATGCGGGAAGCGGCGGCCATCCTCCGCAATGTCTACAAAGAATGGGAAGCGCTCCGGCGGCTTCAAGAGGCAGTCGAAGCCGTCGTCGGGCTCGATGATGTGGCCCGCTCGGCTGAGGAGCGGCGCCGAGCCATCGAGACCGAACTCGCGGAGCGGGAGCGTCTCCATCAGGAGCGGATGCAGAAGATGGAGGTCGGTGAGGCTGAGGCCCAACGCGCCTCCGATCAACGGCTCTTGGACTCGCAGCGACGTCATGATGCCGAACACGCCGCCCTCACGGCCTCGCTGACCCAGCTTCGGACCGAGGCCGAGATCCTGGCGAAGCGTATGGAATCCAGCCGAATCGCGGAAGACCGAGCTCTGCTTCAGGCTTGCGCCGAGGCCGAGAAGGTCAAGCGCGGGCTCATCCAGGAGCACGGAGACCTCGTCGCACGGCTCCAGGCCGAGCGTGAGTCCCTGGAGAGCCGAATTGCCGCATTGCGTACCGATCTTGCGGCCCTCCGTGAACGATTGACCGTTCCCTAGGGTCGGATCGGGCGCTCGGGGAGTACTGAGTGGCCGATAACACGACCCTCAACGCCGCCGCTGGAGGCGATGTCATTGCCACCGACGACATCGGCGGCGTCAAATTCCAGCGCGTCAAGCTGATCCACGGCGCCGATGGCGTCAACGCGGGCGACGTGGCGGCCACCAATCCGCTGCCGATCCTCGTCACCACGACGGCGGATGCCGCCGTGAAACCGGGTGACGCGGCCAACAATGCGATCCGGGTCAACGTCGTCGCGGGCGGCGCGGGGGGGACTTCTCTCGCAGACGAAGCGGCCTTTACCGAAGGCTCGACCTCGTTCACCCCCGTCGGAGGGGTCCTGAATGACACGATTGTCTCTGATCCATCAGAGGATCAGGCCGCCGCGTTCCGCATTACGGCCAAGCGCGCCCTCCACACCAATCTCCGGGATGTGTCTGGCAATGAACTCGCATCCGCCACCGCGGCTCCCGCAGGCACCGAGCGCGGGCTAATCGTCCGCAATATCCCGAACGGGACCCAGACCATCAGCGGCACCGTCACCGCCAACGCGGGGACGGGCACCTTCACGGTCGATTCGGAATTGCCCGCCGCCTCGGCACTGGCCGATGCCACCGCGAATCCGACCGCGCCAGCCGTGGGCACGTTCCTCCATGCATTCGATGGGACCGATTGGGAACGTCTCCGGTGCGACCCGACGACCCGGAGGCTCGAGGTCGAAGTCGAAAACACTCCGACCGTCACGGCCAATGCGGGGACGGGAACCTTCACTACCCAGGACACGGCGTCAAAAGTGGACGACGCGGCCTTTACGCCCGCCACGGATCGCGTCGTCATGGTGGGCGCAGAATTCGACGATACCACGCCCGACAGCGTAGATGAAGGCGATGCGGGCGCGATGCGGATGTCCGCGAGGCGAGAACTCTATATCCAGGTTCGGGATGCAGCGGGGAACGAGCGCGGCGCAGCGGTCACGGCGGCGAACGCGCTCAAGATTGATGGCTCAGCGGTCACGCAGCCGGTCTCGGGGACGGTGACAGCGAACGCCGGGACTGGAACCTTTACGGTTGATTCAGAACTTCCAGCGGCAGCGGCCTTGGCCGATGCGACCGCCAATCCGACGGTTCCAGGCGTCGGCACGTTCCTCCACGGGTTTGACGGGACGGACTGGGAGCGCCTCCGCTGCGATCCCACGACCCGGCGATTGGAAGTGGAAGTGGAAAACACGCCGACGGTGACAGCGAACGCCGGGACGGGAACCTTCAGTGTCCAGATCGGGGCGGAAACCGCGAATCGCGTGGAAGTGATGGGCGATGTGGCGCATGACGCGGCGGCCGCTGGCAATCCCGTCCTGATCGGCGGGCGGGCCAATCAGACCGAACCCGCCGCCGTCGCCGATGCGGATGCGGTCTATAGCTGGATGGACCAGCAGGGCCGAACCGTCGTCGTGCTCAACTTTCCGGCCAATGTGGCGGCTGACGACACGCACGGACCCAAAAGCGTCACGATTACGGCAACGACCAATACGCAGTTGCTCGCCGCGCCCGGCGCCGGTCAGTCGATCTACGTCACCAGGGCGAAAGCGAGCAATACTTCAGCGACTAAGACGATCTGTAACTTGGTCGAAGGCGGGACGGCAGGCGGAACGGACGGCACCATCCGGGATTCCGCGAGCCTCGCGGCGGACGGCGGCGGCTACGTCGACCGCTTTGATCCGCCCTGGAAACTCGCGGCCAACACGGCGTTATTCGGTCGGCTCGGTACCAGCGTGACCGACGTGCGCGTCAATCTCATGTATTTTGTGGCTCCGTAAGGGGGACATGATCGACGAAAAGTCCTTGACCGGCTTAAGACTTTTGCAGCGAGAACACAGCCGGAATCTGTTCACGACATCATTGGAACACGGACGCTCCGCGTTCTAATGATGTCGAAAAGGGGGTGGTCATACGGCTACGCATAGAATCCCCATCCTCGGGTGGGCGACGGTTCCTGACACGTCGGGCAACGTATTCTTCGAGCCGTATTGAACACGGTCAAAGCAACCAACGACGTGTGGAGTCACCTCGTCCTGATCTACAACGACACGGCGACAAAGCTGAACTGTTTCGGGCGGTTCACGGTGCCGAAGAACTACGTCGGCACGGCCAAGATCATCGTCGTCTGGACGGCCACGGCGACGACCGGCAACGTCGTGTGGGATTTCGATTACCGCGCCGTCGGCGGGAATGATGCGGAGTCCTTGGACCAGACGGGATTTCAAGAGTCCGTGACGGTGACCGATGCGGCTCCTGGAGCTGCCCATCGGCGGCTGGAAGCGTCCGCCACCCTGACGGCGGCGAACCTTGCGGTCGATGACGAGGTGGAGTTTCAGATCAGCCGAGACGGGGCCGACGCGAGCGACACGATGGCGGCGGCGGCAATGCTGTTTGAGGTCCTGTTCGAGTACGCGGACGCCTGAGATGGCTCGGCTCTTTAACGATGCGGCGTCGGAGATACTGAGCGTGGATCAAGCGGCGATTACCGCCGCTCCGTTTACATTCTGCGCGTGGGGCTATTCGGACGACGCGACGGCGGCGCAATGTGTCATCTCAGTGGGGGACAAAGACACCACGAATACCCGATGGGCCTTGAAATTCTCTGGCAATGCCGCGAATGATCCCGTGCGGTTTGATGTGAGAGGCGGTGGGAGCCAGACGGAGTTTGCGACGACTACTGGATATTCCGTGAACACGTGGCACCATGTCGCGGCTGTCGAAGCAAGCGCAACCGACCATCGGGTGTTTATCGACGGCGGCAGTAAAGGCACCTCGACCACGAGCGTCTCGCCAGCGGGTGCTGATCGGACCTCGATTGGTCGTCTCGCCGATGGCACGGGGGGGCAATTCTTTAGCGGTCGGATTGCCCATGTGGCGATCTGGAATGTGGCCCTCACGGACGATGAAATCCTCGCCCTCGCCCGGCGGCTTCACCCGGTTCGCATTCGACCGGGCAGCTTGGTCGGCTACTGGCCCGTGGGCGTTGGGTCACCTGATCCGAACTGGGCGGCTGGCACGACGGCCCTCAACATGACGGTGACCGGCACGACCATCGCGGATAACCCTCCCATCATGTCCTGGTTCGGTCTCGGGCATGGCTGGCGAGGGGCGTTCGCGGCTCCCGCCCCGGCGGGCGTCTCGGCGGGACTGCGAACGCTGGCCCTCACGGGCGCGGGCATCTAACCATGCTCCTGCCTCTCCATCTCAACACCGAACAGATGCTCGGCCCGGTCGATGCAAAACTCGATGACCGGCTCCGGCGAGGACGGCGCCGAGCGCTCTGGTGGCCGCTCTTCTGTGACACGCTCTGGCGCTTGGTGACGTGATGGCAACGCGGCTCGACGTGCAAACGGACGTGAAGACTCTCCTCGGTACGGACGCCTCACTGGCGACCGCCGAACTGAACACATTGATCCAGCTGCGCTACGAGCAGTTGTATGAGCACTGGCCGTGGTCCCGGCGCCGGCGAGACTTCACCGTGAGCCTCGTGGCACAGACCAAATCTACGAGTACCACGTTGGCGACCGTCACCAGTGGGTCGCCGACCGTGACGTTTGCCGGAACGCCGATCACCTCCGCGATGGGCGGACGGCAAATCCATCTCGGCGGCGAGCCGCAGTATTTCTTCATCAAGTTCGACTCCACCTCTCAGATCACGCTTCAAGATGGGGAATCCGCCGATGTGAACTGGCCTCGGGCGAGCGGAGGGAGCAAGTCGTGGGATGTATTCCAGACGCTCTATACGCTCCCGACCACGGCGGACGGCATCGTCTCATTAGCGGGGGACTTTCCCATTGACGAAGTAGATGGCGGGCGTCCGCAGCTCGATATCCTCGACCCGGATCGGTCCACGACCGGGAGCCACCCGACGCACTGGTGCTATGCCGGCGTGGATTCGAGTAACGTGCGGGAGATCGAGGTGTGGCCCATTCCGACCGCAGCGATTCTGCTGCGGGGCCAGTTCACGCGAGAGGCCCCCACGCTGTCGGACACGACGAAGCTCGATATTCCGCGATCTCTCGTCACCTACGGCACGACCGTCGATGCGTGCCATCTGCTCCATGCAAAACAGGGCTCCCAGGAGACGATGTGGGAGAACAAGGCTCTGTTCTTCGAGCGGAAACTGAAGGAACTCCTGAGTGATTTCAAGTTCGTGGACCTCGAACGCCAATCCCCGCCTCGATCCATCGGGCGGCGACGGAGTACGTTGTCGCGGCTCCACGGGACGGATTTCGAGGTGACCCATGATCTGGAACTGCTCGGGTGACGGAGGCGACGATGGCGAAGCGATGGATTCAGGGAGCGATCAAGAGCCCAGGGGCCTTAACCAAACAAGCCGCTCGGGCGGGCCAATCCCCGATGGAATTCGCGCGGGCGCACCGATCCGACTCCGGGACCACCGGGCGCCGGGCACGGCTCGCCATCACGCTTCGCCGGATGTCCAGAAAACGGAGGCGATAGTCTATGGCGCTCCCGAATAAGATCATCAGCACCGTTCCGGCTGGGAGCGACGCCCCCTCCGTGATTGACGACCGGATCAAGGACCTCGCTCTCGGCGTCATCGACATTCTGGGCATTCCCGACAACACCAACATTTCGGCGGCGGGGCTCAATTTCGCGGCAGCGGGACTTCAATATGTGCTCTTCCAGGATGCGGCCGCGAACCCGGCAGCGGCTGGCCGACTCCAGCGGAATGCCGCGAATCTCCTCTTCCATGATGGCACGGCCGCCCGGACCTTCGTCTCGACCGACGGGACTCAAACCCTCACGAATAAGACCCTCAGCGCCCCTGTGCTGAGCGGCACGGCCACTGGGACGTACACCCTCGGGGGAACGCCCACGATCAACTCGCCCACCATTTCGAGTCCCACCTTGAGCGGCACGGCCACTGGGACGTACACCCTCGGGGGAACGCCCACGATTTCGAGCCCAACACTGAGTGGGACGGTCGCTGGAACCTATACCATCGGGGGTACGCCGACACTGGGCGCCACGCTGAATCTGAATTCCCAAACCCTGTCCGGTGCCGCGACGTTCTCTGGAGCCTTGACGCTCTCGGCGGCTGGCACAGCGCTCACCGTCAACAACAATGCCACCATCAGCGGCACCTCCACGCTCGGCACGACGGTCGTCAGCTCAGCGGCCGACAGCCCGATGGATATTACGAGTACCCTGGCGACGAGCGGGGCCCAACTCAAGATCACTGGATCCGCCAGCTCGAACGGCGTCAACCTGAAACTTGTCGGCGACGGAGCGACAACGCCCACCAAGTATATCCGCGTCCAAGGAGGTCAATTAGAAGTCCTCAATGATACTTACGCCACCATCCTTACGCGGATCATCGAGGCCCCAGCGGATGGAAAGACCTGTCTCTCGGTCTATCGGAATGTTGGGGGCACCTCCGCGCTCCACGAGGTCACGATGGGAGCCGTGGATTCCGGCGGGCCTGGATTCAAGCTCTTGCGGGTTCCGAACTAATGCCTCGCGGACTGACCAAAACGGTTCTCCCGGCCGCACCCGGTGGAGTGATCGAGCGCGTCAACCCAGCGACGATCCCGGACGGCAAACTCCTGGCCTCCAAGAACTGGATCACCCGAGAGGGTACGGGGCGACCTCGACCGGGCTACGAGCTGATCGGGAGCCAGTTGACCGCTGCCGACCCGGTCCTGGGCTTCGGCTTCCGGGGCACGCTCGCCACGGAATCCAACATGGTGGTCCATACCGCCTCGGCGGCCTACTCGTGGAACGGCTCAGCCTTTTCGGCTATCACGGGGACCTGGACCAGCTCCAACGCGAACAACCACGTTCGCTTCACGGTCTTCCAGCAATCGGGGACGTTCATTTTGATTCGTACGAATCTCCAGAATGCACCCGACAAATGGACTGGAAGCGGATCGTTTGTCGATCTCGGGGGAACCCCGCCCGTCGCCCGGGATCTCACGACGACAAACGGGCGCGTCGTGCTCTTCTATGCCAACAACGAGCCCCGCCGGGTGCAGTGGTCGGGGTTTAACACCGCCGAGACGTGGGGCGCGGCGGATTTCTCGGACCTCACCGATACCCCCGATGAGATCGTGGGTGGCCGGGCCTTCGGACCCTTGTCCATGGCGATCTACAAGCAGGATTCGGTCTGGCTCGGGCAAGCCCAGGTCGCCGCCGCGCCCTTTCAGTTCCAGCTCATCGGGTTTACGCCGGGTCCGGTGAGCCCGGCCGCCATCGTCCCATGGCGGGAGGCGCATTATTACTTCGCCAAGGATTTGTCGGTCTACCGATTCGATGGGGGCCGAGTCCTGCCGGTCGGCGTGGATCTGCCGAAGCATCTGCAACAAACGCTCGACTGGCCGAATCGGGATCGTATCTTCGGGTTCGTCCTCCCGCTCCCGGAACCGGAACTCTGGTTTGTGTATCCGCAAGAATCCGATGGCGCGATGAAGCGGGGCATTTCGATCAATCTCGCCACCAACGCCATGTCCCCGCACCAGTTCGCCCATGAGATTACGGCAGGATCGGAATGGATCGCTCGGCCCGTGCTCACCATCGACGGCCTGGATACGATCAGCGCGACCATCGACGGCTTGGATGCCTTCTACCCCACTATCGACTCGATGGGCACGCGAGCCAGCGTGACCTCCGTGATCGGAGAATCGACGGGGCGCGTGGATCGCTTCGGGAGGTCGGTCGATGACCGGGGCACGGCGATTGACTGGGAATTCACCCATCCCTGGCGACCCGCCGGGGAGCTGGGGAATCGCTGCTACCTCGACGGAATCGCCAGTTATTGGAAGAAAACCCCCGCGTCGTTGACGGTGACGGTCGGTGTAACGATCACGGATTCGCTGGGCGATGCTGACACGGAGTCCACCGCGACTTTTAACACCTCGACGGACTCGAACCATCTCTCCACCTTTCCGAATAAGACGGGTCAATGGGTGAAGGTGCGGCATGCCGCCAGTTCCCAAATCGCGGGGTTGGAACACCGGGGCGCCGCGATTCTCGCGTGGCCGAGGGCGATGGTCTAATGCCGGGACTCCCGCAAACTCCTGATCTGCCGCGTGTCCCCGCCGATGACCGAGGGCTTCGGCTCTGGGCGGACTCCCATTCCCGGACGTTCGGCCGGTTATGGACGCATCTCACGCATGTCGTGAATGCGCTCAGCCAGACGGGCACAGCGGCCCAGAAGCCCAGTACGCCGGACCTCAATCATATCTTCTACACGGAGTCGGATACGAAGAAGACGTTTGTCGGGGTGGATGGCGCGTGGGTGCAGGTCGGGCGAAACCTCACCGTTCGGAAGAACAGCGGGGCCGATGTGGGGACGCGGCCACGGCTCAACCTGATCGAGGGGACGAATATCGGCCTCACGGTGGCTGACGATGCGGTCGATGATGAAGTGGATGTCACGATGACGGGCCGGGTGACCGTCCGAAAGAACACCGGGGCCAACGTGGGCAGTCGCCCTCGGCTGAATCTCATCGAAGGCTCGAACATCACGCTGACGGTGGCCGACGATACGCCCGACGACGAGATCGACGTCACGGTCGCGGCCGCCGGGGGGGGCCTCACCGGATCTGGCGTTGCCAATCAGGTCGCCTTCTGGACCGGCGCGACTTCGCTCGGCGGGGATACGGCGCTCACCTACAATGCGACGACCGATACGCTCACGGCCGCCATTATCTCGGATATCCGCATCGTGGATAATGTCAAATTCACCACGATCCAGCAGGCGATTGACAACCTCCCGGCGGCCGGCGGGATCGTGTATGTGCCACAAGGGACGTATGCGATCACCGCTGCCATTTCCATCACGAAACCGCTCATCCTCATGGGGGCTGGGCCTCAGACGACTGAGATCACGACGACCTCGGCAACCATCGACATGCTCAGCATTGCGACGACGGCCCCGGTGTGCATTCGAGATATTCGGATTCGGAAAACTGTAACGGCGACCGCCGGGGCCGGTATCCGGGTCGCTGGATCAGGGGCCGATTGGAACCAGGACAGCCGAATCACGAACGTCCGCATCGAATCCCAGTGGGACGGCCTCGACTTCCAGGACGCCTCAGCCTGGACTGTCAGCGATTGCTTGATCCTGGAATGGCGCAACTTCGGCATTCGGGTTCGCAATACGCTCTCGCCCGATTCGGGGGACTCGACCATCTACGGCAACCTCTTGAGTTCTGCGGTGGCAGGGGCCGTGGGCATCCAGCAAGAATCCTCGGGAGGGCTGCGGATTGTCAGCAATAAGATCATCGGGCACGCCATCGGCTACCGGCTCAACGTGGCGACCGGGGTCTCGACCAGTGTGCTCCTGATCTCGGCCAATTCCATTGAAAACCAAGTGGACCGCTGTATCCAGCTCACCCGCACCGGGACCGGCGCGTTCTCTCAAATTTCCATCACCGGCAACCAGTTGGGGACCGCCAGCACTCTGATTGAGGTGCTGGGAGGGGCCGGGGGGATTTCGCGGCTCGCCATCACGGGCAACACCTTGCAACTGGCCGCGAGCGGCAACGGCATTCTCTTGACCAACGGGGATGACGTGGGTATTTCGGCCAATGTCTTCCTCGGCGCGGCGAGCACGACCGGCGTCAGCGTGGGGGCTGGAGCCGCGAATGTGAAGATCGGGCGGAATACGTTCGCCAGCGTGACCACCGATGTCAGTCTCCCCTCAGGGACGAATGCCCACCACGTCGATCCGATCATCCAACGCGGAACGGAGACCATCACCACAAGCACCTTGGCGAATTACGGGACATTCTTTTCTGGGGATGCGACCGTCACGTTCCCCTTCGCCTTTCAAGCGGCGCCGCAGGTCTTTCTCACCGCCGAGAACGATGCGAATGGAGCCCTCTGCGGCGTCGTGAAGTCCGCGCCCTCCACGACCAGCGTGGCGATCAAAGGCATCGGCATCACGGCCAACGTGGCGATCACGATTCACTGGGAAGCCGTGGGCACGAGGCTCCGGGGAGACTGACCTGACAATGGGGTTTTTCGTCCAAGACCACCGAACGCAGTTTCAATTCGGCGAACTGACTGGCGCTCTCGGTCCAGCGGGCGTCGTGGCGTCCTTGAACTGGCGTGGCACCCCGCTCCTGCCGCCTTCATTCAGGGGAGAACGGACGGATCGGGTGCTGCAATGGACCTGGTGGTCGCATGAGATTCGGACCTCGGAAGGACCGACGGAAGAGAATCCCTCTGGAGAGAACCGATACAATCTGACCCAGGCGGGGACATTCGGGGATGGGGACCGGACGGTTGCGGGGCTCCCCCGAACGAGAGACACGAATGGGCTCTCTCCGACCCATGCCGTGAACCTGACGCCGATGCAGGCGACCATCCTTGCCTCGCCGCGGGATCAGTGGCGGACTCCTGCTCAATCGGTGATCCAGCATTCCGTCGGAAGCTGGACGCAGTATCGATGGGAGGATCCGATCCTCTGGTGCCAGACAAAATGCCTCATCGGCCCGCTGATTGTGAACGGACGCGAACTGGAGGCATTCCCGCACTTGTACGTGGAATCCTGGTGTCCGTTCTCGGCTACGGTCTTTGATGCCGTGATCGTGAGAGCCAGCGAGTGGGGATCGCCGCAATGGTGGTATCGGGTGGGCCAGAACGTGCCGACCTACCCGAGAATCCACGCTCCAGACAGCGACGGAGCTGTGATTCTGACGGGGCCGTCCGCCAGTCCGGCTCTGGCTGTTCTCTACGGGCGCACTCCAGCCCGCCCAGATGGGGACCACGTACTGAATATGATGGACTGGAATTCCGGCCCGAATGACCGAGGGGTCGCGGTTCTTCCCGGCGTCGATTGGCGCACGGTCAGATCCCATCGGGTCGTGGATCGAACCGTGGGGTTCTTCGTCGCGGATCGGCTGGATGAAGGGTTTATGGAGACGCTTCGCCAGCGGGTCTCCATGATTCCGTCGCCGACGGTCTATGACCTTCCCGGGGAACTCGCGCCCGTGCTGGAACCGCTCTTGACCTCTCCGGGCGTCAGAATCGCCACGCCGATCCCATGGGTCGAGCCGGTCCCCTCCCCACCGCCGAGTCCACTCAGTATTGTCGTCGGAGAGCGGGAACGACTTCTTGCCGAGCTGGCGACGATCCGGCACTGGCTGGACCTGGTGGAGCAATTTTTGAAAGCCGCGTAGCTATGATAGGATTTCGGATAGGTGTTCCCGATGCTTGAGATCGTTCGGGTTCATCGGACCAGGAAGGGGACGGACGGATATCTCCCCATCATCATGGACCGCGTGAGGGCCATGAGTCACCGATACGGCACGAACCCCGCGCCGCTGGAGCAGCAGATTTGGACCATGTACGCGCAAGGAGCGGTGGCCCTCGGGCTGTGGGTCGCGGTGGAGGATGGCCTAGTCACGGGGCATCTCGTCGCCCAAATCCAGCAATGGGACGGCGAGTGGGTCGGCTGGGTGTACCAAGCTGAATTTGACGGTCCCCCGCTTCGGCAAACGGTCTGGGACCACTGCTTGATCGAACTCGACGACTGGATTCGAGAGGCCAATCTCGCGCTGAACGGCCAGGCGGTCATCAGGACGTTGATGATGGTCACGCCGCACAACCCGAAATTCTTTGAGCGACGAGCTGGATTTCATCTGGATCGCTACTTGATGCGGCGACCCGTGAAGGGAGAAGGATAACCCATGGGCGGTGGACGGTCTACGACGACCTCGGAAGCGAACTTCCCTCCCGAATTCAGGCCACTGGCGACCTCTGCCGTGCAGCAGATTCAGGCTCTCCAAGACCTCCTGCCTCTAGCAGAATTCGGTCAGCCCGTCGCCCGGCCAGTCGCCGGGCTCGCCCCATTCACGCGAGCCGGATTTGAACTCGCCTCCATGGTTCCCTTCAGCAGTGCGGCAGAACAGGGGCTCCTGGACCTCTCCATTCCTATCGGTCAACTCGCTCGGCAATCGCTCGGGGCCGTCGGGGAGCCTGTGGCGGCCACTCGCGCCGCCCTCGCCATGCTGGCCCCGCAACTCGGGACAGGCCCGACGGGTCCGCGCCCGACGGGCACAACGGAATCCAACCCGCTCTGGGTCCCAACCCCATTTATGCCATCGCCATTCACGGGTCTCACCGAAACGCCCGCGCAGGCTCGCGCATTCGGGGCCAATCCAGGGAACGTGCCATTCTTCACACTTCCGCCGATCATGCTGCCACAACTGCCTCGTCCAGTTCCTCCGATGCCGGGGCTTCCGGGTCTCGGCATTCCCGGATTACCACCAGGGCCACCTGGCCTGTCAGGAACCTTTAGCTCTGCCATGCTCGACCCAGGCTTCTACGCGCCGGGATATATGGTCTGATGCCTGACGCGGCAGGAAACCTCACCCCCGCCGAAATCGGAGCCCAAATCTCGGGGTTCTTCGCCCCGCCAGGAGGGGTCAGTCCGCTCACGCAGGCCGCCATCCAGGCGTTTCAGCAGCAGACCCTTCCGACGATCCAACAGCAGTTCCAGCTCATGGGCCTCGGGCACTCTCCGGCCCTTGGTGTGGCGACAGGCTCGGCGCTGACGCAGGCGCTGGTTCCATTTCTCCAGGGAGACCTGGAGAACCGTCTTGCAGCCCTCCGACTGGCTCAGCAAGGGCTTGATCTCAGCCAGACCGGAGCGACGAGGGCCGCCCAGATCGCTCAGATTCAACAACAGATGATGCTTGATCCAGTCCGGCTCGCCGGGAGTCTTGTGTCGGGTCTCGCGCAACCATTCGGCACAGCCGCCAATCTTGGTCTCCAGCGGCAACAGCTTGCGCTGGAAGCGTTTGGAGCCGCCGGGCAAGCGCAACAGGGCGTGGCCCAATCGGCGCTGGACCAGCAGATGGCGGATTTGCTTCGTCGCCAAGCCCTCTCCGAGTCGTCGAGCACTGGGCTGTTCGGGTCCAGTGTATTGCCCCCGACGCTTCAACAAATCGCGAGGACACGAACGAGCGGGAAATAACAACGGGGGGATCAATCCATGGCTGGCGGAGGCGATACGGCCAAATATGCGGCGCTGGCGGGTCTTGTGACCGCCGGGATCGCCGCGCCCTATCTGTTGCCAGCTCTCGCTCCAGCGGCAGCGGGAGCCGCAGGCGCCGGGGCGGGGGCTGGCACGGCTGGCTTGACGGCCGCTGAACTCGCGGCTGTCGAATTTGCGTTAACAGGTGCCGCCGGGGCTGGTGGGGGTGCGCTCGCAGCGGCCCCATCTGCCGCGACCGCCACGACCGCATCGGCCCTCGATCAGATGTCGAAAGGAGCCCTACTGGGAAGCGCGCTCGGCCAGTCGTTGGGACTCGGCCGACCATCGCCTCCACCGCCAAGCGTTCCTGACATTGGTCGAAGCGGAGCCTCGACCCCGACGGCCAATCAGCAACTTCAACTCCTCATGCAACTGGCAGAGCTTCAGCGGAACCGAGGCAAGAGGCTCTTCTAGTGAATGGTCAGCTCCAGTCGAGTCTGCCCTTTGCCCTTGGAATGGCGGCGACGCTGGCGAATCCGAGATCGAATGTCGCCCAGTCCTTGATCGGGTTGGCCGAGCTGTCGGCCCGCCAGCGTGAACGGCAACGAGAAGAAGAGGAAGTCCAGAGTGAGCACGCCTTCTTCCCGAAATTCGTTGAGGCGGCCAAGACGGGACAACTGTCCTCGTTAGATGTCCAGGCGGTTCCGAGGCGCTATCACGGTCCCATCGTGTCGTTGAGTGCTGCCGCGAGAAGGCAAGAACAGGAACAGGCCCGCCAAGCCCTCGGCGTCGAGGAAGCCGCGTCGTTTCAATCGCTGATAGGCCAAGCCGAGGTTGATCCCCTCTCGGCTCCGCAGATTCTTCGAGCCGTGGCCTCGATCCACCCGACGACGCCAGAAGGAGTCACGGCCAGGACGCAAGCCATCGAGCGCTTGAGTCCGAGCGCACGACATGTGCAGGGTCTCTTCCGCCAGGTCGAAGCGGCCCATCTGGCGCCCGTGCCAGAAAGTGCAGCCGGGGTGATGGTGCCACAGGTTCCCGAGGTCGTGATGGAATCCGTGAAGCGGGAGGCCAGCTTGCCGATCCCGACGACCATGGAAGAACGTCAGGCCCAGCTAGTGCGTCTCAGGGTCAGGCCAGAGGATCACGTGAATCAAGCGATGATGGCTCACCTGACCCAGACCGGAGATGTCGCGGGCTTCCTGGCTGAAGCGGCCCGGACGGGTCCCAGAGCCTTCGAGCAAGCAGGGACGATCCTGCCTCGGCTTGGGTTCGCTCCGTTGTCGTTCGCCAATCTCCCGCAGTCACATGTCGGGGCCCTGATCGAAGTTGGGAGAGCGACCAGCACACCCCCGGAGACCGTGATCGCGAATCTCCGATCTCCAGATCCAACGGCGCGGGCTCAGGCATTCGATCTCTACCAGAAAGCGGCTCAGCTCGTTCGATCTCAGGAACTGGACGCTATCGACCGGCGGGCCGAGGCGGAAGCCAAGGCCCAATTCGCCTTCGTGCCCATGACCGAACAGGTCATGGAACAATACGTCCATCCGATGACGCTGGCTCCGCCGACTCCGGGCATGTCTCGGCGCGACGCCAGGGAGGCGGGACTGGTCTACGTCGGCCCCGATGGACTCGCCACCGTTCGTCGGTTTCGGGACATGCTCTCACGGTTCGACGACATGGAACGGATCGGCAAACAGATTTTCACGTCGGATCAACTGGCGCCGATCACACAGTTTCGGACCAACCTTGAAGGATTCTTCGCCCGACCAGAGGTGAAGAATTTTCAACGGCACGTCAGCACGGTCTTTACGATTGCCGCCCAGGAACAGGGCAAGCGGTTGAGCGACATGGACTTTCGCGTCTACGCGCAGGTCCTTCCGGGCATGGAGACCTTTCGAGAAACCAAAACCTCGTTCGAGTCTGGGATGCGCCAGATTCGAGTTCTCTGGATGAAGAGCTTCCTCCGATTTCTGGGTCGGCCCGATACGGTGGTGCATTTCCGAGACCGCCAGAGCGGCGCCATCGGATTATCCCCCCTCGACAGCTTTAATCCGACCACGATGGAACGTCTCCAGGACTTCTAACCGTGGCGGACCCCTTGATTGTCTATGAGTCCCCGAGTCCACCGCCGGATCGTCCGGTCGGAACTGGAACGGTCCTCAAACGACGCCTCTTGCAAGCCGCGACCGAAGGCGTGGCGCGAGGGCTGGCGCCGATTGTCGGGCCGACCATCGGGCGGGCGGTGCCAGAGTTTTTTCTCCCGCAAACCGAAACGGAACTCCTGATCGACCTCGCCACATTCCCAGCCGGTGGGCCGATTGGGACTGTCGCCAGGCGGGTCGCGGCGCGGACAGGATCGAAGGCCCTGACGGGACTCGCGGGTCTCGGCGCACGGGTCGGGGCCCAAGCGGGTGGCGGCGCGGTCGGGGCCACACTCGAAGGCGAACCAGCCACTCGGGGAGCCGTCCGAGGAGTCGCCACCGGATTGACGGGAGAAGCGGTCGGGAAGCTGTTTGAGAAATTAGTGGGAATTCCGATGACGCGGGGATTGCTCGAACAGGTGGATCTCCGTCGATTCGTCCGAGTGTTGCCCAAGGTCGCCCCGGATTTCCCTACGGCGAAAAGCGCCGCAGACCTGACCGAGATCATCGTTGGCACGTTAGGTCAGGATGCCATGCGCGAGGGTCTCCGGCAGAGAACCGCCCAGGTTGCCCAATCGCTCGGCAACACTCCGATCCTGTCCGAGACATTTGAGCGTCTGCTTCCAGGGTTGGGCTCTGAAGGGATGGACATTCTCCAGCGAGCCGCGAATCGAGTCGCGACGGTCACCGGGCGATCCGTGGCGGGGGCTCCTCCTGGGCCAGCCCGGCCGAGCTTTCGGTTCGAGGACCTGGTGGAGGCCCTGCCGTTGATTCGGAAACGCACGTTTGCGCCGACCGGAGCCCCGAAAACTGGCGAGACGGCGATTGATCTCATGACGCTTCGGGAACAGGCCATTGGGGAGTTCAAACAGCAGATGCCGCCTGGGGCTGTCGCCGCCTTCGATACGGCGTTGCGGGAATATCGACGCCATGCGCGGATTCTCGATGTCCTCTCGGAGAACGCGGGCGAGCTCCTCACGCCACAAGGGGGAGTGAATCTCGGTGTCCTCATGAGGACGGTCGGGGGTGACCCGGACACCAGGCGGGAACTTCAGCGGGCGTTTCTCAGCGACCCGAAGAAACTGGAGGCGTTTTTCCGGGTCGTCTTCCGTGGCGGGCAACCGTTTGAACGGGATGTCCCGGGCCATCTGCCCGTCCGCATCGGAACTGGCAATCCCAATCGGCCTCCCTCATTCTTTCTCGGATTGCCGAAATTCCCGGAACTGGCTGGCGATCTGCCTGCCGCGATCCGTGTCTTTGCGAATCCCCGAGAACTCCTCACGATGTTCGGGGCCGTGCCACTCTCGAAATTCGTCTTCCCCCCTGTGACTGCGCCCCTCCCAGTGTCGCCCTCGCTGGCTCCTCCGAGTCGCCGTGATCTCCCATGACCGGGCGAGCTACCGGAGACGATATGAACGGAAGCGCCGGAAGGCGTTCCGCCGCACTGGACGCTGCACATGTTGTGGGGGGCAACGGGAAGACTCCAAGTTCCGGTTCTGCCTTCTCTGCCGGACCCGGAAACGCTACCGGCGTACGGCGCGGAAGGCCGAGGAAACCACCTACAAACGGGAGTCCCGGCGGCTCCTCCGGCTCCATGGACTCTGTTTGGGCTGTAAACAGCCCAGTCCCACGCAATACTGCCCAGCCTGCCGTCGCCGACGGGATTCTCGGCCCGCGCGGGGAACGGCTTCGGACCTGTGAACGCTGCGGGGCACCGATTACATGGAACCGATCCCGCGTACATCCCTCTGGCTGGATTGATCCGGTGAGTTACTACGCTCGTCGCTATTGCGGGCCGCAATGCGCCGGGGAGGCCCGCCGGATGGGACGCCTCCCCATCGCCGCAGTCCGCTCATGGGTCTCCGATGCGGCCTGTTTTGCCGATGTGCGAACCTGTCCCAAGTGTGGATCGACGGCGCTCTACTACACGCCCGTCTCAGTCAACTGCCATCTCTGCGGCTCCACGACCTTCGTCCGGGACGGCGATTGGGAGCATGAGCCCTACCGGCTGACCACGAAGGCATAGCCTATGTGCGACCTGCTCAAGCGGGGTAATCGATGACCCGGGCTCTTCATCGAAAGGCCCCTCGATGGCTCTGGCGGGTTGGCTTGGCGGCGACCTCCATGGCCCTCCTGGGCGGGCTGTGGACGGGGACGAGAAGCAGCCTGGCATGGCTCAATGGCCGGTGGGACCAGCGGGAACCGGTCCTGACCGTCCAGCGGCAGGTCCAGGAGTTGGAGTATCGGACCCTCCTCCAACAACGCCAGCTGCTTCTGGCCGAGCGGTTTCGAATTAAGAGTGTGCAGCGGCCGCTGACACAAATCGAACGTGAGCGTGTGGAGGAGTTGGAGCGCCAGATCAGTGAGATCAACGCTGAACTGGCGAGGTTCAAGCGATGAACACGGCTCTCGCGTCCTTGCTCATGCTGACCTATCTGGCGCTTCCCGGACAGCCAGCACCGAAATCGGGAGTGCCCTATCCCGTGGAGCCAGGGCTCCCCGCCACTGCTCGCATCCTTGCGGAGCGCCAGATCGTCTGCGACGACCAGCACGTCGGCATCCGTTCAATCTACGATCTCGATGGGAACGAGAACACGTTCGAGCTGGTCATATGGTCCACAGCCAGGGTCAGTGTGTGGGTTTACTGGGATCGTGACCGCCAGCCCGACGGATCAGCGAAGGCTGGGACTGTCTATCTGATCTATCCAACTATTCCGCTCGAAACGATGACGGCAGAGGTGCTGCGCGAGCGCTTTCCGGGCGGCATCTGCCAGGTGTGGCGTGACGCGCCCTCGTCATGAGCCAAACTGATCTGACCAATCGCTGCTTCGCACCAAAGGGAACATTTCATGATATCAAGAACCTTGACAGCGTTCCCTGTTCTCGGCCCGCAACTGGGCTCTGCTGTTTCTGCAAGCTGACACTGGAGTCAGTGCCCGTGACCGCTGGAGCTTCGAGTCGGTACGTGTGGGAGTGTTGTAGATGCGGAAAACAGAGTGAAATCCATGACCCCCGCTGATCTCGATTGGTTGGCGTTGTTCGCGTCGATGCTGATCCCGGTCGCGGGGGTCCTTGCGGTGTTTCTCGGCGTGACATGGCTTTCTCGGGTCTTTGAAGATCGGGGATAGACTCGTGGCGAGACT